CGCCGCATGGGCCGCAGGGGACGCAAGGGCCGCCGCATGGGCCGCCGCATGGGCCGCATGGGCCGCAGGGGACGCAAGGGCCGCCGCATGGGCCGCAGGGGACGCAGAAAAAGAAAATCAAGTTGTAATGATTTTAAATTATTATTTTGTGGAGGTTGAATAATGTCCGTAATGCGCTGCGAACAGTGTGAACGAACGATAGATACCGATTACGACCTCGGCATCTGGATCAACGCGCCCGCGCTGCGGGGCTATGATTTCTTCGTCTGCGGGCCGGAATGCGCCGATGAATGGTTAGCAGAACACGGATTCGAGTCCATGCCAGAGGACTACGACGGCGCGGACGTGCTGGAAGCGAAAACGAAGGAGGCAAACCAATGAAGATCACAGCAAAAATGGTGAGAGAACACGGGGCCTGTTACGATCCGGTAATTCCTAACGGCCAGCCGGAGGGGTTCGAGCTTTTCGAAGAAACAGACGAAATCGAGTTGGTTGATTTGATGGATGTTTATACGATTCCACGCATTGATCGGATATGGCTGTTCACGACTTTTGCAGACACAGACGATGTTGTTTTGTTTGCTGAAATGTGCGCCGAATCCGCCGCCTGTTACGCCGCATGGGCCGCAGGGGTTGCAGGGGACGCAGTGAACGCAAGGAACGCCGCAAGGGCCGCAAGGGACGCACGGGCAGCCGCATGGTACGCAGGGGACGCCGCATGGGCCGCAGGGGACGCACGGGCAGCCGCAAGGGACGCCGCATGGGCCGCAGGGGTTGCAGGGGACGCAGTGAACGCAAGGAACGCCGAACTCGAATTCCAGCTATGGCTAATCGCTATTATTTTGAGAAAAACAGGAGCTAACCAATGACAACCACAACAACAGAAACGTCTGAAAAGATTGACACCGCAGTCCTGACAATCACCGAAACGGACTTAATTCCCATCTTTACCGCCGACGGCATCCTGCCGTTAATCGACAGCATCGAGGAACGCGCCCGGTCATTCGCGTTCGATGTGAGCGAAGAAGAAGGCCGAGACGGTATACGCTCGCTTGCATACAACGTCGCCCGCGCTAAAACCACGATTGACGGGGCTGGAAAGAACATCGTGGCCGAATGGAAGGAAAAATCCAAGCGCGTCGATGAAGCCCGGCGCATTATGCGGGACAAGCTCGGTGCGCTGAAAGAGGAAATCCGCGCACCGCTGACGGCGTGGGAAGAAGCGGAAAAGGCCGAGGTCGCCCGCATACAGGCCGAAACGGACATCATCGAAGTCTGGGACGACGCGCACCGCGAGAACGCCGACAGGGACGAACTGGCGCGGCGACGAGCCACCGATGATCTTGCCGAAAAACTCCGGCTGGAAGCCGAAGAACGTGACCGACAAGCCGCCCGTGAGGAACAAATCCGCAAGGAAGTTCTCCAGGAAGCCGAACGCGAGAAGCAGGAAGCCATCGAGGCTGAACACAAGCGGCTTGAAGATGAATTTTATGAAAGACTGAATGCAAGGCACGAGCGCATCGAGCGCGAACGGAAAACCGAAGAGGCCGAACGCATCAAAGCCAAACGGCTGGCGAACCACAAGGCTCACCGCGAGAAGATTCACCGCGAGGCCAGGGCGTCGCTGTTAGAGAACGGCATTCCGGCTGAAATCGCGGACGGCTTGATTCTGATGATAAGCGAGGGTAAGATTAAGCATGTGGAAATTAAATACTGAGGGGGCAATTTAGTGAAACTCAAAGATAATCCAAAACCAGCAACTCAAGGTCAAATATATTCATTAAGCCAAATGATTTACGAACTCCAATCACGTGTAACGGCTTTAGAAAAACATACCGGAACATACAAATGTCCTTGCTGCAATGGAGATGGCAAGCCAAGACGCGCAATTCCACCATCAGAAGGGCGTTCGTATCGATGAGCTCTGCCCGCCTCTACCGCCTAATACTGCTCGGCATCGCGCTGATAGCGTTCAGCGTGGCCGGAATCCTGGCGGCATACTGGCATTTCTGGGCGGCGTGGGCGAGATAGGAGAAAACGATGTTTGACTGGCAAACCGCAATCGGAGAAAAACGAATCGCGCAAAATCTCTACTGGACGCGGCAATTAAGTCTCTGGGTGGGTTGCAATAAATGCTCACCGGGCTGTGCGAATTGCTGGGCACCGCGAGAAGTCCCGCGATTTCATGCCGACATGCAGGATGTTATCGAGCGTGGTTCCGACAATCTTTTAACATGGACAGGCAATATACAATTTAATGGTCAAGCATGGGATATTCTATCCGAACGCGCAAGGCGTTGGCAATCAAAGCGAAAATTAAAGCCGATTGTTTGGTTTGTGTGTGTGCGGTCTGACTTTTTTCACGATACCATAAGCCCCGGAGATGTTGACTGGGCGCTTGACCTGATGGGCGCGTGCACGGGTGATGTGTTTTTGATACTTACGAAACGCCCACAAAATATCGCTAACAAGATGTTTGAAGCTACAACAAGCAATCCCTGCCGCGAACTTGTCGGCGGCGATTATCTTCCAAACGTGCTGCTCGGCGTCACAATCGAGAACCAAGAAAAAGCCGATGAGCGCGTTATGGCTTTGCGTACTTCGGGTTGGATGGGACGTATATGGCTTTCAACAGAACCGATGCTTGAAGAAATCCAGTTGCGACAATGCAACCCCGCATTAAAGGACATTCACAACAGGCGCCCGTTTTCTTTCGTTGTAGTTGGCGGCGAGTCTGGTTCTAACGCCCGCCCGATGAATCCCGATTGGGCGCGGCGAATACGGGATGATTGTAAGGCCGCTGGCGTCCCGTTTTTTATGAAGCAGATGAGCGGCAAACAGCCCATCCCTGATGACTTGAATATCAGAGAATGGCCGGAGATATAGATGAAAAAACAATTGCCCGGTTACAAAAAAGGAGGTTGGGGCGGCATAGAAAAAGATTGGATTGCCGTTTTTGTAGAAGATATTGAGGGCTTTTCGGTTGCCGGAATAGTATCAGACAAACCACGCATAGAAATAAAAGAATGTATTACTTATTGGCGTAAGCCATTTAAAACACAACCGATAGAAATCAAAGAGGAAATCAAGGACAAGGCTGTTATTTATTTAAAACCAATAACACCACACATTTTTTTTGATATGGCAAAACCATTTCTAATAATGCTTAATCAGTATATACAAGGAGAAATCAATGGTCGTTATAATGTCAAATAAAACAGCCCCCGCGTCCGGAGGCTGAGTCGATGGCCCAAGGCCATCCAATGCGGGTAATCACCGCTATGTTTTTTATATCCCCAAAATCCCCTTCCGTAATTTCCTGAATACCCGACACGCTTGTTTGCGCGGGTTGTTATCGGGATGAGTTGTTAAGAGTTCCTTGACCACTGCCGGAGCCGTGGCGATATCCAGCCTCGTGCCGTCCGTAATTGCAGATATAATCGGGGCTGCTTCCGCCCGGACTTCGCCCAATTCGTCGAATATATCTTCCATCCCGACTTTAGCTTTCCGCACAGTTTCGAGCGCGAAGTCAATGTCTTTTTGTGACAGCACGTCGAATTTCCGCAGTAACGCAACCACAATCACCAGCACGCCCGACGCAAAGCCGAGCAGCGCCGTCAGGACTTGCGGCTCAAGCAAAAGACTACCCAGTTTTTCCATGTTCAATCCCCCCTATATACTATTGGTTTTGGTCTTTTCCACGGCGGCTGTAATTGAATCGGGTTCCGCCACGTTATACCGAATTTTTCATGTACTGAAAATAGTTGCTGCATTGGGAAGCTCGCGCTCTGACATTTTATCAGCGCGTGTTCATCCGGCCCATCCCACGAGCCATTAGCGAAAATCTCCCCCCGAATATCGGCTATCTGGTGAAAGTGCCCGACACAGTAATAATTGACGGGCAATCCGTATTCCGCAAGCGTCTGGATATAACGTCCACGCGCCCGCTCCAGGCCATAAAAAGGCACCCCCATCCACGACACAGTATTGTCGCCGTGGCCCAACTGAAAAACCTTGTTATACATCCCAACAAAACAAAACAGAGATTCGGGAATATAAAAATGTACATTTTTAAAATCCCTTAACCGCTCTTTGAGGAAATGATAAAAAATATAACTCCATGAATCCGCTGGTCGCCGAGCGCCCTTTTTGCCTACCCGGTCATGGTTGCCGGGGACACCGAATATATTGATTTTCCACGGTAGCGATACTGCGAGGTCGCCGATTATTTTACCAAAAGCATCGACGCCCTCAATCATTTGCCGCCCAGCTTCAAGGTCGCGCCTGAGTATCACGCCTTCCGGCAGTGTGGGGTCGCCGCCCTGCATTAAGTCGCCAAGCATAAACATATTGAGGATTTTATATGGCGTGGTCGGATAGTGTTTCGCAAGTATTTTTTTAAATGATTCAAGATAAAATTCTGACCGTTGTTTAAATACATCGATATTGTAAAGCCCAATTCCAGTTGTTTCGTCGGCGCGGGTGTCTTTGCCGATGTGCATATCTGACAGGAGCGCCGTTAGGATTTCGTCACCCTGTTCTTCGTTGAACTTTATCGGCACCGGTTTGATTTCCGGCACCGGCATCGGGGTCACGATGTCGCGCAATCCTTCAATCAGCAATTCCGCAAGTGCGCGTTTGCGGATGGCTTCGTTTTCGTGTTTCTGCAATACTGATTTTTTTATGCGGAGTATTTCCTCGGCAAGCGGCTCGGCTTCGTCTGGTTCTATGCCATCTGGTTTGAGTATGAATTTTTTATTGCGGCCCTCGCCGGGTAACGGCTTGCCGGTTTTAATACAAGACAGTATTGATTGAACACGCCACACTTCTGAATCTGGTAGCTTTAATGTTGCGGTCAATTTGCGATAGCCGTATGATGGGTGTTTTTCGTGGCCAGCAACGATTATTCTTTCAAGTTCTTTTTGTTCTATTCTTTTTGGCACTACTCACCGCCTTTTAAGATAGTTTATTTTTTGGATACAGCCTCGCGGAATAATCGTTATGCTTGATGCGTTTTCCAGAATGGAACTAATGCTGCCGATAATAACAGCATATTTTTTATCGAGGATTAAGAGATAGCCGGTTGTTTTGTGTAGAAGTTCATCGGGTTTAACTATGATGGATTCGATGTCAACCCAGCCCGATTCAGAGGAAAGTATGTCTTCCCATTCAACCTCTACCAGTTTAAGTTTGTTTATTTTAATCGGTTTCGGTTCTGGCTTGTTCATCCTTCACCGCCTTTAATAACAGAAAAATACCTGCCAAATCGTCAACAGTATCCTCGATATCGCCGTCAAAATTATTCGCCAGCCGCGCCAGCTTATCTAATCCGCGCATCAAAAACGGCAGAAAATCATAAGCCTCAACCGGAATCCCATCGGGAAACAACACTAACAGTAAAGCCGGTATTTTTTTCGGCGTGTTTTCACCGTAATATTTGGCTTTTTCATTCAGGAGTGCCGCCACGTCTGCGGCGGCTTGATTGAAATCTAACGGCATAATCGCCTCAATTACCTACAACTATAACCAAAATCACCCGCGTTTGTCAATATCGCCCCAGTTCCGCCAGCACTTTCGCGCTGAGTTTCATTCCTGAAACCATAGCGTGAACCATCACGCCGGGTTTGCCGCCCTGATAAATACCCTTGTGCAACGTCGCATCCGGGGCCAGTTCGCATAAATTCGAGTATCCAGCATCGAAAGCCTCGTCCGATCCGGGCGTGTCCAGCGCCTCGGCCCCCGCTACAATCACCATACAGCCCGCTTGGGCGGTTTTTAGATCAAACCCGCCGCACAGCACTGTTCTGGGAAGATCATCGCGTACAGCGCGTCTGACGGCCTCTGACGTGGCTTCTGTGGCTGCGGCTCGCCCCATGATGGCGAAGCCATGCACTCGGCATACATTGGCCCAGTTCGCGGCATCGAGGGCGGCGATTGGGGAGGATTGGGTAGAAACACGGTTAAAGAAGTGCCATTCTTCGGCAATGCGGTCATTTATGAACGCCCATTTATTCGAGGCTGTGATATATCGGCGGTAACGGGCTTCCATGAATTCGTTATCGGCGACGATGATGTTGGCCACTTGCTTGGATTCTGCGAAGTTTTGCAGCCCTTGCAGCACTTCCCTTGCATTATTGGCTATACCCGTCACTTTTCTTTCAACCTTGCCGGGCAGCGCCACGACAACGGAAATCCGCTCGCCAGCCGGAACTTTGTCGCCCTTATAGTCCCGGATATGTTCATTGACGTAACGGGCTGCCAACGCAACGGCCCCGGCCAGCGCCCCGCCTCCGGTGCCGCCGCCAGCGCCGAGCGTAATTACTATCTGATCGATGTCGCCCCATGTCCGTTCGGCCATCTCGTAAACCTCGTCGCGGTGGGCGTCGAACGCCGCCGCCCCTGCCGCCATATCCTTACCAGCGCCACCGCCTTCGGCTGATCGCAACAATAGTTTCTGGCTGTTCGGAAGGTTGACGTCCTTCAGGTCTTGGTCGGCGGTATTTACAGCCACGCCCCGGCTGTATTTGAGCCGCGCCATTGCTTCCCACACGCGCCCGCCCGCGCCGCCGAGGGCAAGTCCGCCTACCTTAATCGAGCCACTGGATTCATCTATGGGCGCAATCGGGGCCGCATCGGGCAGGTCATACGTGCCGAGGTCAAGGCCGTCGTCGGGCAGTTGTTCGGTATTTCCGAACTGTTCAGATTCCAACCGCAAAGGATTACTCAGTAGTTCGTTTTCCTGAATTGCGGGTATTTCCTGATTGAGATTTTCTTCTGCCATGATTTATCCCTCCAATTTTGTTTTTTATATTTGACTTATTGCAAGCATATGCTTATAATGAAATAAAGGCGGGTGATAAAAATGACGTTTCAAAGAGGGCATATATTGCTCTCGAAAATGTTGGAAAGAATCTCATCATTAGCCCCGCCATCGTGCTTTTTCACCCCTTACGTCAACGTGGGTCCAGACACCATAACGCCCCACGCCGCCACGGTCGCCCACGAGTGCCTCGCAATAATCTGCGACAACGCCCGGTATTATATCTTTTACTTTTATGTCGGCGGCGTTAGCGACTTTCCTTTTAGTTCCGGGTAACTCGCGGGGAAGATGCTGCGAGTATTGACTGCCCTTTTGTAGTCGGTTCCAATGTTCACATCGACACCCCGACGTTATGGTTACTGGCTTGCCAAAGTGTTCCCGGACAGCCTCTAATACATATAGCAATGCGGGGTTTATATCATCGAACCCGCACCCCCCACAGCGGCAAGCAATCTCATGTTTTGAAAAGTGTGGACTTAAATCTCCCATTATAATTACCGCCATTTCTCCGTTTCGACACGGTGTCCCTTAAATGTCCCGTTCGGCCTTTTCTTTTCCCGCACTTTAAATATACGGGGTTTTGAACTAAAGCGCAAACAGTACGGACATTTATCAACATACGGGTCTATCAATTCGGCCCCGCAATCGCAGTATTCAGGCCGTACTATCAACGATTCAAAATCAAGTTCTGGCTTCATTGATACGCTCATTTAATGTATGCTATTATTGCGTCTTTCAGAAATGTAATTAGCGCAAAAACAAAAGTTAGAGCGCCGGTTACTTTCAGCGTCCACGCCTTGAGGTTGTCAACGTCGCTATCTATCTTTTTTAAATCGACGCCGTTGTGCCGGTTGCGACAATCGCCGAGATGCTTATTGATGCGCTCGTGGACGTTGCCTATCTTTTCGTCAATATTGGTGCCGAGCCTATCAATCTTGTCGATGATCGCCATCGTGTCTTTGTTGTCGCTCTGGTAGTTGTCTGGCAGCGTCATGTTGGCCTCCCTTACAACAGCGCCGGTATCAGCCCGGCGTTGATTCTGGTTTTTATGATGTCGTCTTCCGTACCGCCGAAATATATATCTCTATAAACCTTGTTGTTGTTCTGGTCTTTGAACTGTATGCGGTAATGCGTCAGCGTCGTCGGCTGCGTGGTGATGTTCGTGGTTGACCAGTACCACTGCGCGGTTCCGGCCTTCTGTGTTGCTGTCGCGCTGGTAAGCGTTTCGGTACTGCCGTCGTCTTTATAAAGCGTCGCTGTCACGCTGGTCGCGTCGTCCGGCATGGTGCCCCAGACGGTGAAGTAACACGCGCATTTCGCATACGTCGGGAAGAACATCGGGCCTTCTGCTTCCTCGCTGTAGTCGGGACTGGTCTCGCGGGCATAGGCGAACGAGATTGACAGATTAACAATGCCCAGCGCCACCGCGCCGGCGGGATTCGTTATTTTGACCTGTATGATGTCGTTTCCATTCAAGCCGCACGAAATACCGCTGATGTCCTCCGGGGTGGTCATTACAGTCCACGCCGACCACGAACTGCCGTTGTCTGTGCTGTAGCGATACTCAAATACGGGCGTGTTCCCGGCAGCACCGAGGTTCCACGAAACGGTATCCCACGCCGCCACATCCCACGGCTGGACTTCGGGGAAGGTCACTGTCCCGCCCGCTGCTGCTATGGTAATCGATCCGGCTGTGGTGTCTCCAAAATCTACAGTTCCGGTTGTGGTGAAGTCGGAATCGTTCCACGGCGAGCAGGGAAAATATATGTTACAGGTCTTATTCGATGCGTGGTTCTTGTAAATCAGCGGTTCGTTGCCGCGCCATAAGGTTTCAAAAGAAAACTCCGCCCCATTATCTCTGATGGATATACTTTTTGTTCCGGTCTTTTGATACGTTACATCCTGACTGTATGTCATTCTAAATCCCGTTGTGCCGTCCCTGATAATCAGACTGCCGCCGAAATGCTTGAACCCAAAGAACGCAGAGTAAAATCCGTAAGCTGACGAATAAGCGTCCCACTTTCCGCCGTGAAGTTCACAGCTATTCAAACACCCTATCCCGATATAGGTTGTCGAAACGCCGTTCAGCGTTCCCCCGGAATGCGACCAGAAAACAAGCCGCGAACCAATATTGCTACCGGAAGTCCCAGTTGCGGTCCCGCCGTTCATCGTGACGTTATTTCCATATATCCCAAAATTGGTAGAGCTTGTTCCACTGATGGTGCCTGCATTCATAATCATGGCGAATGTTACAAGGCCATAGCTGCTTGTCGAAGTCCCGGTTGCGGTTCCGTTATTGAATAGAACTTGCTGAAAATATATCCCGGCACCCGACGTGGATGTGCCGACGAATGTGCCGCCATCGATATATCCATCAAGCAAATAAATAGCATAAGAATTTGATGCCGTAGCGGTTATTGTTCCTGTGGTCGATGGGAAGTTGACGCTCTGGCCATACAAGCCCCAATTTCCGCTCGGCACGTTTGTGATGTCAATATTGCCGATAGTAAATTGAGCCTTGCGCATTACGTTGACAATGGACATGTTTAACGAACCTTTGAATGTCGCGCTATACTGTCCACAAAAATCAAATGTGCAGTTATTCAAACCTCCTATGTCGGAAAATGTGCTGTTGCCACTAATATAGACGTAACATTCCTTGCCGGATGCACCCTGTATCATGCAGTCTTTGCTTGCCGAACTTGTGCCCGTCATGCTGAACTTACCATCGCTATTGACGTATATGCCGCCCGCGAATTGAGTGAGTAGACCATAATAAATCTTTGTGCTTTTTTGCAGATTGATTTCCGCCGTGTTCGCATTAGAAACAGTGATAACCGGATTGGTCGTCCCGTCCCCCATCCAGAGGACTTTCGCGTTCGCGTTCGCGTCTGACGGGCTGGACAACAGGCCGGTGACGGTAATGTTGCCGATGGAGAACGCGCTGGTGAATCCCGCCGCCCATGCAAGCTCGCCGCCGAGGTTGATCACGCCTGCGCCGACGATAGCGGGCAAACTGGTCACGCCCCACGGCATCGTGACGACGTGGGTATTGGCGATAGTCCATGTGTCATTGACACCCGATACCCCGTCGCCGGGATAACCGCCGCCGCCCCACGTTGCCGCGTTGTTCCAATTGCCGCTACCTGTTGACGTGAACGCCGCCATTCAATCCCCCTTATATCTCTGTGAATACATCCAGCAGGTCGTTGTATGCCGTCGCGCTTGCGTCTGCCGAAACCATTTTGATCTTGACGACATGCTTGCCGTTCGACAGATCGGAAATAACCGCGCTGCCGGATTGAATCTCATACGTCGCGCTCGTGCTGTTCAGGGTAATGCGCGGGCTGGCTTCGGCATCGACATAGACCTTCATTATGGCCGCATGGCTTACGTCGCTGGTTTTCATCTCTGCCTGAACGTGCATTTTTAACCACGGCAAAATGGCGGGAGCCTTAACGATACCGAAAGTCTTTATCTCCGTTTCGGTTATGCCGGTTACGGAGACTTCTGTTTCGTCGCCGACATAGACGTGCTGTTTCAGGGCGTTTATCGCCTTCGCAGTAGTAACAGCCTCGTCTTTCAGTTTGCCTGTAGATACAGACAGATTCGCCAACTTGCTTTCGATGACTGCACCATCTTCGATGGCGGTACTTGGAAGCTGCCCGGTAACTTTCGATCCGCCGAGATTCACTGCCGCGACCGCCAGCTTCTCATCCGTTATGCTGCCGTCCGCCACCTCTCCCACTTTCCTGATGTAAATAGTCATTTTGCATCACGCTCCTTTACCTTGTCGCCACATACCGAAGGGTGGAAGTCCCGCCTGCGGTCTTGTGGTATATTTTTGTCACCTCAAAATCCATGCTCATGCTGCTGTCCGCTGTCCCTGTTGGCGTTAGTTCTATCTGGTCGTTTGTGTCTGCATTCAGGCGGATCAACACGGATACCGCCCCACTGTTCAGTATGGTTATTTCATTATACGTTCCTCCGAGGTCTATCTCCGCTTCGATATCAGTGACCTCTACATTCTGCGCCGCCTTGTATTCTGCGCGGTTCTTTATTGGCTCTGTCGGTAATGGATTGCTTAATGTTATTGATCCCACGCCCTCCTCCTTTACTATCTTTTCAAGATACACTTTCAGCGTCCGCATAAATTCCTGATTCGCCATAACCCCCCTGTAAATATCTGCGCTCGTCGCCATTACACATCCTCCCCGAAGTTGTTTGCTTCGCCCGTAATGTCTTCTTCCGTTACCCCGGTCGCCCCGGTGAAGTTGCAGCCGTTGAATGTGCCGCCGCTGAAATCACAATCAACAAACGCGGCATCCGTAAAATTACAACTGGCTATTCCGGTAAATGCACACGTCATAAACTTCGTCCCCTCGAAATTGCACAACTCAAGGTCGCCAAAGGTTTCGTTACTGTATTCCAGATATGAAAGATTTTCATTCGCTGCCTCTATCACTACGCCACCTCCGCGATTAGTTTGTCCAGCAAATCCCCGGCATATTCGAGCGCCTTTGTGGCGGTGTATTTATATGTGGCGTCCGTGCTTAACTGCGAATACGCGAATGACACAAGATAGTCCCCGGAATAATTAAAAACGTAGTGCCGCGCCGTTATTATCGAGCTTGCCGACCAGTACCAGTGCGCCGAGCAGAGTATATCGTTCGCGTCGAAATGCAGTTCCTTCCGCATCCGAACACCGACATCGACGGCAAGCTCTGTGATCGCATCAAGCAATGATTGCTCTACGGTTTTCAGGGCTGTGAATTTAACATCGAAGTATCCCGTTTCGGCCAACGACAGCATGAATATTTCTGATTTTAAGAATGCCGCGAATGTCGTTCCATTGCCTATCGTGTAACAGTCGGCTCGTAAATAATATGCGTAAAGTTGATTCGCTCCAGTGTCGAAATCCGACAGGGAATTAGTGACGACCGCGCCAGCAGCCGATAGGCAAGCCCGGTCGGGAGAAGTGTTTCCCCATTGCCCGGTCGCCCATTCTGCGGCAAACGATATTTTGTAATTCGCAAGGTCGTAGATAATTACATGCGGCCCGTCCGAATCCGAATACGGCTCGTGGGTAAGCGTCACCTGCCCGGCGTTGTCGGCAGTGAGCAGTTCAAGCACAAACCCTTCACGCTTGAACGACGGCATCATGAATACCAGTATCCGATCCTGCCCAGCGGCAAGGGCTTCAGTGGCTATTCCGACAATATTTCCACACTGCGAGTCAGCTTTCTGTAAATGTTTCGTAGTCGTGGAGGTCGTCAGCGCGTCGCCTTTTGCTACCGCCGCTATATCAGCATCTACGTTCGCGTCTGATATTCCGAGGAACCTAATCTCCACGTCGGTACTCGCGGCGATTGGCCCGGTCGAAACCACTGCCGCCGCAGGACGCGGGTCGTTCGCCGTCGTCGTGGTGGTAACAGAGCGCTCTGTTACCTGATCCACGACCACCACGTCGCCCGCGCTGAGGGTGCCGCCGCTGCCGTTGTTCATCCAGTGTGTCGGCGAGGCTGGGCCTGTATTCGTTGCGATGTTTGACAGGATATCATTCAGACGGGTGTTGAGCGCGGTTATCTGCGCCCGTATCATCTGGAGGCGCGGGTCGATGTCGGCTTTCTGCAACCGCTTGTCCTGAACGCGGGCTTCCTGCCGCATCCGGCGATCAAGGCGTCCGGGTCTTTTTATGCTGGGCGTGTCTGTCATGGCACATAAACCCCGTTCCCGCTATCGCGGTCTGAATACTGCCCGAAGTTTCTATTTTCTATAAAGAAATTCAGTGATGTGTTTAGAATCGCATTCGTGATATTCAAAGTACATAAAACATCTATGCCGGGAAGCGGCGCAGATGTATAATCATGGGTCACCACATAGCGGGAAACTTCCTCAAGGATGGCTTTCGCATCGGCGTCGGCGAGTTCCTGCGTGACGAGTGTTTCGTCCGGCTGGCCGTCGCGGGCTGTCAATGTCAAGACACCGAATTTTTCAATAAGGCCGTTGTAATCCCAGAGGTCGGCATCGGGATTGACATCCTGCAACTGCGCATAACCCCGGATGAACTCGGATTCGTACACCTGAAATTCAGCGAACGACATCTGAGAATCGACATTTTCCCATGTGTAAAGCCCAATGCTATGGACATTCACGCAGAGATAACGCCACTTTCTCCCTTTCGGCCAGTCCTGTTCCGCATGAAAATTCATCGTCATTGCGGGCGCTGTTTCAAATGGCGGTACTATCTGCTCCCATGTAGCGGGCATGGGATTCGCGGGTGTCGGGTTGGTCTGCGATCCCCAGATTGATTGCGTCTGGATATTGCTTTCGTTGGCGCGGCCCTCGCCACGAACGAAAACTATCTGGTCAACTTCGATATTATCGCCGAGGTCTATCGTGAAAGCTGGCGCTCCGTCTTCCAAGAATGTTGTTTGAAGCGCAACGATAATCGGCCCCCATCCATCGTTCCCGCCCCAACCGCCTGATTGCTGCGTGAATACGTCGTTGTCGGTAATGGCTTCGAGCATCAGTGTATGCCCCCATGAAAATCCGCTGATATCGACCCAATCGTTACTTGGCACAATACCAAGACACAAGTTCGGCAATTCGCCCTCCGGGTACTTGCCGTAACTGATAACCGCGTTATAGCAATCCTCGTCGGCGGGGTCGCGTATGAGCTTTTCAAGCATGATATGATCGTCGGTTATGGTAATATCGGCGGTTGTTTTCTGCGTGTAATAATCGCTTTCAAATTTCCCGTCGCGCCGCGCCTTGAAGATGTAATTGAAGCTGAACGTCGCACGACAAGCCCGCTCGATGCAGTCAAGAGCCGTCCCGTCGTCGCGGTCTGTAAACTGCATGGGTGGCGCGGTGATGCCGCTGGCCTGTAGCGTCCAGTGTTTATAGGTGGATGTGAACACGTGGCCGGTCTGGTCGGCCCCGAACACGGCGATGCCCGTCCTCAGCGTCAAGGTGTAGTTTGCCGGGTCGTACAACACGCCGTCGCGGTAGATAGTAACGTCAGCAGCGTCGTATAGATTATCGCGCGGGAAAGTCACGCTCAGGCCATCGTCGGCGAGTGTGAGCGATTCTGTGGTTCTGGTGTCGGTTATGTAGTTTTCGTTCAGCCCTGCCCCGCCCTTCTCGGCGGAAACGTCGTTCGGGTGGGTGCAAATACACCATATAATATCTTCAATCTCGTTCGTGCCGGGAACATAGCGCCAGAAGTTTGCATCAATGGTGGTAGGAATCTGAAAATACGGCGGTTCTGTATCGCATTGGTTTATTGCAAACCGCACAAGTCCGCGCCGGTAATCTATCTGATAGGCCAGCGTTGACTCGCCGTCTATTTCGACTTCCGGAGGCGGGAAGGAAATCCAATCGGTCACCCGAAGGCCGGGGTCTTCGTCGCCGGCGTAATCGGGATAGAAGCCGAAGTCCTGCCCTAAATGTAAATCGGCTGGCGCATCCGGGAAGGTCGATAAGATTCTTGTGAGCAAAACCCAATTCATGTTTTCCCGCGTCGGCTCGTGGAAGTACTCATAAATCGCTTTTGTAAACAGGTGCGCCACCAGCCCCTCGCATTGCACTGGAATATTTACTATTCCGCGCTCAAGGTTCTCCGGCAATTCGGTAACTACGACTTGAGCCTCGTCGTACCAGTTCCATGTCCCGTCAGCCTGCCGGATACCGCGCTGTATCTGTATTCGCGTTCCGTATTGCAGGAGCGCCGAATATGCGCCGGGGTTGTTGTAATCCTCGTTCTCGGTTGACTTCTTCCACGGCAGAAAACCGTCGCCGTGAGCAGTGAAAGAACACGACGACGACGCCAAGCCCCTGTCGTCTGAAAACTGGAAATCCTTTATTGCTTCCGAGTCACCCAGCACATAAACATCTTTATCCGGCTGTGCGCCGTTCCAATGCACCCGCACGTCACGCGACCAGTTTTCCCCGGTATTCGGGCTGAATATCCATGCCTCGTTTTGGGTCAGGAGCGTGATGCTCGAACGGACAGACGAATACCCGACGCTGACCGCCGCAGTAGTAACCCCCGCCTGATATGTCATTGTGTAGCTGTCGGCCACCGCCGTCAGCGTGTTCAGGTCGGCGTTAAACACCTGCACGACGTTGTTCCAGTTCGGATTTACATAACCAGACACTATTAGAAACGTATCGCTTCCGATAAGTTTTATCTCGCGGATAAAATCATCGTACAGCCCATCGGCTTCCATGAAGTGCGTGAAGTTCGTCCCCCCGGCGCGTATCTGCATCAAGCCCTGATGGACGCCGGCGGCATCGTCGACACTGAACGCATAAACACCACTCTTGTCGCTGTAAAAACAATTCGTCGGGACTGTGGTTGTGCCAGCGACATCTACAACGATAGCGCGATCCGGGCCTCCCGCATATTCGGGGTCGCCGACATCCGGTAACGTGGTGTCTGCTGTAGCTTTTATGGGTGTTTCGGAATGTACGCTGACACAATCCATGAGGCTGTTCGGGAACTTACGGATTTTGAAATTGCCGCTGATGGTTTTGGAGCCGCCGGAAACGGAGAATGTATCATAGGCCAACACGCCGATTTCAATTACGCCGTCAGTAGAAAAAACGAAATATCGTTCGTCCGATTCGCGCCACGAGACAGTTCCGACATCCGTTTTAACATATCCACGTGCGTAGAAGCCGGGATTATAAACCGGGCTTCCGGCAACGCCGCCAGTATAGCTACAGATTATTTCGTAAATACAGCATTGATCTATCCGGTCAACCCCGGCCTCTTCGGCGGTTATTGTTACAGTCTGCGAGTCTTTTATTCCCGGCGTATACGGGCCGCCGTTGAACGCGGCTCCTACTGATGCCGTCGCGAGTATCCCGGCTGTCGTGTTGTCCATATTTTGAAGGCTGTCGAGGTCGATACGAATGATGGTCGTCTCGTTGCCGTATTTTTCTGTGCTGTACGCTGGCATTGTTCCAAGGATAAGTTCTCCATCATCTGTAATCTCCATCGTTCGCGGAGCCGCCAAAGAACACATGGGGTCGCCATACGCCCCAACGCCGAGGGCACCTACCGGCGTCGGGTTCTTGAAAAATGGGGCCGGGTCAGACCACGCCCGATGCTGCGTCCACATCGATGTCCATGTTCCCGAAGATGTAAAATATCCAAAATCCGCCCGCCCTATCGTCCCGCTGTAAGTATCGCCAATCCAGCAATACCAGCTATTCTTGTAATGACGCACAAAGCGCATCGCATATCCAGCGAGATCGCCGGTGTGTTCCATGATGGTACAGTTCAGATATTCTGGATTCTCAGCAAGTTGGTTGCACGCCGTGAGTTCGCCGATATATTTTTGAAGGTTTATCACGAACAGCGTGGCGAGATGATCATTTCTATAAACCATTATGGCGAGTTCATTCGTGTTCGAGTTGAAATCAATGTCACGGGATGGGCCGAAAATATACGACGCACTCCAGCCGGAAGATGTGGCGCTGTTTATTTCGTCAACAGTTCCCTCGTCGTGGTTGATAACTGAAACAACGGAATCTGCATCGTCGAGGTCAACGCTATGCAAAATGATTGTGCGGTTATGCCCGGCGTGGTCGTCGACGATTACTTTTTCATAGGCGAGGTTCGCCGTGTTCGGCGGGTCGTGATATGTGCCGTCGTCGATTTTAGTGATATTCGTTGTGTCACTATCCGGCAAAGAGAACGCTGCGGGCTTGAGGAACTTCAACCGCAGGGGCGCTTCCTGAACGCTCCCGGCAATGCGGGCGAAATCCGCCGCTGAAAGGCCGCTCATTTCGTAATTAGGCATTGGGCTCTCGCTTGAAGAATTTTTTCAACACAAACCATATCCCAATATTTACAAGGCAACAAAAAACCGCATAAACAAAAGAATATACAAGTGCTTTTAGTACGCTGTGTGTGTAAACCCATGTCCAATAAGCACCTCCAAGAAAAACACCGAAAGAACAAGTGTAAAAAAAATCAAAATCAATTTTACCGTTTTTCATCTTTCTACCACCACTCCGGTTTTCAACATTGTTCCGCTTGATAAAATTATTGAACCCCTTACCTTGCAATGCCCACAACAACAAGCTCGCGTTGAATATCCCATAGCGTGTAAAAACCAAAGATAGGGAACCATGCAAGCATCAATAAAATAATTAGACACCCTTGCTTGATTTCCACACCCGTGTGTTTTGTATGTAATTTCCGTTATCATCTCTCCACCACCATTCCTGTTATTGCGAAATCCACCATCTGCGGCGTCGTCTGCGGGACGTGCTTTTTATCCGGGTATTCCGTCGGGAACATATTCGTTATCAATCTGTCCGGGTATTGGTTGCCCGCATAAAACACGTCGAAATGCCATTGGTTGTCGGCAATCTCGCGCCAGAAATCCCAGAAGTCCTGCAACTGATATCGCCAACCAAGAATTACCCCCTGCGGCCCCTGCTTGTTGCCCCCGGATGTTACGACTTTCGATTTCCCTCCGATGTCAAGAAAATTCACGGCAAGCTGCTCGCGGGGCAGCGTGTCAAACTGATATGGTTCTTCGTTGTAAGCAAGTATCCGCTTAGAGCGATAAGTGCATTTCACGAGCTTGCCCGTCTTGTCGGCGTCAAAAGTAACCGACGCCGCCGTGTAGCGGTCGCCGTAATTGAATGTGTAGCCGCTGGATTGCAGCACCAGCGAATCGGCATCATCGCCAACCCAGACTTCCGGCGCTGGCAACGGCTCCGCATCATAGCCTTCAAGGTTGAACGTCAACCCGTCGCCGCTGTCTGTGGCGGCTTCGAGGACGCGCCTGACATAAATCACCCAGTTGATAGTCCCTGTGAGGTTGAAAATGTAGTTACATTGCTCAACATCTGAATCATCGTCATCGCTGTTCGGCATGAGGTATATATCGTCCGCCCTCAAGTCGATAGTAATCCCGAATCCGACAGCTTGAGCGATAACAATATCAGCCCTTGAGTATGGAATTAGAATGCAGTCCTTTGTGCCGGAATTTGCCAGCACCGCAGTAATGTTTTCGGAGCCGTCAATCCCAATGTCCGGTGGCGTTTGCAGCGCGTCATATATGACCGTGTTGTTGGCAACTACCTGCTTTTGAACCGTACCGGCAGAATAAACGACCGTATGCCCCAATACCGGACCCGGATTTTGATAGGTGTTTCCGCCGTAGTCCAGCGACACCATATCGGCATAGAAATGTTCATCCGACACGTTGTACTTCAATTTCGGGTCGGTATTGCACCCGGCGTTGAGCGTTACTGTTGACCGTTCGTATCCCATCAGTATTCATGCCTCCTCGGCCCGCGTCGCCGTTCGCGGCCTGCTTGTTTTACGGTAGCCGTGACTACTTCTTTCTGGAAATTACCCTTGTCGTTTATCGTCACATCGACGGACAGCCCCGGCCCTTCCGCCGCCATGCGGTGTAAGGCCCCGCCGATGTTGCGGCTACTGAATTGAGCTAACTGCATCCTCTGAGAGCCGTACAGCGGACGCTCCCCGCCGAATGAGCTTCCATCATATTTCGGGCCTGTCGGTTCTGGCCGGGCTATTCCGGGCTTCTGGCCTTTGTCGCCGAATAACGACGATAACCCGAATATCAGAGCGCCAGTACCGAGGATACCGCCGAGCCCACCCCCCAGCAGCCCGCCGAAGCCGCCTCCCTTGCCTCCAGCGCCACCGCTACCCCCGAATATGCCTCCACCCATACCCCCCATCAATCCATCTGCAATCGAATCAGCAATCTTTCGGGTAAATGCCTGCTTAACCGCATCGGCCAACGCCTTGAACGCGTTTTTCACACTACCACTTTCAATCCCGGCAACGATTGCATCGCTTATAGCATTACGAAAATTGAGATATACCTTTTTGGGATAAAGCTCTTTTCTTGTTTGCTCTATGTCGAATATTTCTTCTGGCCTAAGCCCCTTTAGCAGCTGCTGTTTTGTGTATATCTCGTCGAGTCGCACTTTTATTGCATCAGCTTCATCCTGAGACAACAATGGATCGTTGAGTTGGGCCATTAACTTCCGAATTTCAAACCTATCAATTTCTAACTGCTTGAGAGAAAGCGTTCTGTCTGTTTCTTCATCGAGATTTTTAAGTTGCGCATCAACCCTTACAAGTTCAGCCTGAGCGATAGCGTTAATTGTATCAATTTCTGTTTGGTTTTTATCTACTGCATCGGCAGCAGCCTTCTTTAAAATTTCCGACCGCTCTAACTCCAACGCTTTTCTTTTTTGCTCGATATTGTAGGCGGTATCCGCAACGGTTAATTCTTCGCGCCGCACACCAGCTTCTATTGAAGCGGCGGAAATACCAGCTTGAGCCCGTCGTAGGGCCTCTGCTTCATCACGCCTGAGATTAGTTAATTCACGTTGCTTATCAATTAGGTCTGATTTTAATTGCGCTTCCTCAAGTTCTGTTTGTCTAAGTGTTTTTGATTCATCAATCTGTGAATGTATGGCTTTTATTTCAGCCTGTATTATCTTTTCGCGGTCAACACCAGCGTTGATTAAATCGTTTGCGAGTTGAAGTTGTATTTCTTCTTCCTTGTTGACCTCGGCGAGATCGCGCTGTTTTTTGCCGAGCTGTGTTTGTAATTTTATTCTTTCTAATATACTGCGATTGAATAAGTCATTGTTTGTTATTTCTCTTTCAATTGATTTAATTTCGGCTTCCGCTTTTTTTATTCTGTTGTCACCAGCCGCCGCGAGGTCTTGGGCAAGTGCAATATCAAGTTCGCGCCTCTTTGAAACTTCTTCCAACTTATCTTTTAGCGTTATAAGCGCAGTGCTTTCAGCCACAATTGATGTTGTGGCTGCTTTTACCGCGTTGGTATAACTTTCTTCTATCCCCTCAAGCGTTTTTAATTCTGATTCAACCTCGGAGATTTTCTTTTTTAAATCTGTATAACGCTTTTTTTCTTTCTTTTCCGGCTCGGCCTTACCAACGTATTTTGAATATTCAGCAGACAAATCTGAATATGCCTGCTTGAGCTTATCGATTTCCGGTTTTAATTCACTTTGTTTTTGTGTGTAGATTGATATGTCTTGTTGCGCTGCGCCCATTAAATCATTATGATTCTGTATTTCCGCATTGAGATTAGCCACTTCGTCTTTTTGGTCGGCGAGCGTGGCGGTTGTTTCACTATATGCTGCTTGTAAATTATTAAGTATGTCGGCTCGCTGCTTAAATAAATCGTTACTTTCTTTTACGAGCGGGTTTTCTACTTTCAGGGGTTCGACTATGGTTTTGTGTTCTGTTTCCGTTGTGACATCGGTAGGCGACGGTTCCTTTTTGGCCATCTCGCCGGCGAGTTGAGCTTGAAGGCCCAATAACCGTCTTTCTTTTTCTTTTATCAGTTTAGCGGCTTCATTATATTGGCCTTCTAATTCTTGTTTTGATGCACCAACATAACTGGGTATTTCACCGGGCTTGGGGGCTTTGGTTGCGGCTGTGCGCGGGCCTTTTCCCGGCTCGTATTTTGATACCGACGGCCCTGGTCTTGTAGTCGGCTTTGTTATTTCTTCACGAATGGCCTTCTTTGCGTCTTCTAATTTGTTGAGCTCATCTTGTATCGTTTCGATTTCAGCACGAACGCCTAACTCTTTTACACTATCAATAAGTTCTTTCTTTCGCGCCTTTAATCCCCGCTGTAGCTCCTTAAAAGATTTTGCGGCTTCACCACCGATGCCCTCCGCAACAACCCTGTCTATTTCACGTAATTCTTTATTTACTTTTTGGAGTTCTTCTTTTTCTTTTTCTAATGTGCCTACTGCGGTTTTGGTTGCATTCCACGCATCGAGCGCAGTTCTCGCCTCGTTCTGCATTCCCTCCTTGAATTTTTTGTATCCAGATTCCCTACCTTTATTCGCTCGCTGCACTTCTTTCATTCCGACATATAAGCCACCCGCTCCACCTATAATAGCACCGGGAACCGCGCCAACCCCAGCTATTCCAGCGCCAGCCAAAGCGCCTCCAGCAACACCCGCGACCGTATCCCTAAGTATTCTTTGAAAATCACCTTTGCCAAAGTCTGATATTCTTTTTGCAAGCGTGGCGATTTCTGGGATTAGCGTAACGGAAATATATTCCGCCATCTTTCCAAACGGTGTATTAGACGGCTCGAAGTCTGCGCCCTCTATCGTCTTTAACCATGCCTCTATCCCTATTCCTATAGACGCGCCAACCTCTGTTAAAAATTCATCCCACCGCGCTTTCATTTTATCAAGATGAAATGACGTTGTGTTTTTCATCTTGTCAAAAGCACCATCCCACGCGCCCGCGAAGTCTTTACTAACAGCTATGTTGTCCTCAATAGTCATGCCCCAGTTTTTAAACAGGGAAATAACGGCCATCATAGCTTCGCGCTCTGGAAATACCTCAAAGAACTTTGCCGCTGCGGTGGGGCCGGACATTGCCTCTACTTGTACTTTCATTTCCTTAAATACTTCTATGATATCTCTATATTCTTTCGTGACTGGATCAACCCAATCAACGCCAAAAGCCTTTTTTAATTTATCCGCCGTTTCCGGCTTAATAAGAGTCGCAAAAACACCGTTTAAATATGTTGCCGCTCTTTCGGTACTGCCTATTGTTTTTGTAAGTGTTGCAAACAAACCCATCGCCGTTCCATAGGTTTGATTTACACTCGCGGCGGTTGCTAAAAACATACCGCTGCTTTTAGCAAGTTCTGCATAAGTAATTTTTCCGCGCTCAATGGTTTTGAACTGAATATCAAGAACCTCTGCCGATTTCGAGGCGGCGATATTCATCGAAGTAAAAACGCCCGTCAATGCTGCGCCCGTAACTTCCATGTCAACAAAACCAGCAACGCTCGCTTTGGCAGCGGTACGAAGTAAATCCATGTTGCGGCCCGTTTCGCCGAGGTTGGAATAAATATCGTAAAGGGATTTGGATAATTTGACTGCAGACTTCCCAAATTCCTTCGACATTTCACGCACTTGATTAGTCATATAGCCAAGCTGCATCTGGCTCTTGCGGGCAATGGTATTTACAAACGCCATCGCCTTTTCAAGTTCGGCAAACTTGCCCACAGTCTTGGTGATGATATAAATCATCCCGGCCAACGCCGCCGCCGCCGCCATAAAGTGCACCCGCAGATTTTTTACTGCTGTTCCGGCAGCGGCTATTCCGCTAACCATCTTCGCCTTCGCATCCCGCATCCGGTTCATCCCTGCGACATATGCCCGCTGTGTTGCGGTTGTCTTTGCGAGCGCTGCGCCAAGAGCCTGAACGGGATTGACAAGTCCTTTAGTCTGAACCCCAGCTTTCTGAGCTGACTTACCCATCAATCCCATTTCTTTACCGATTGCTTTAACGGCCTTAGACGCCATGTCCTTGGCCTTAATGATGATTCCTAATTCCCTATCAGCCATACCAAATCACCCCCTCCCACGTAAAGGTCACAACACCCCGATATACTATCTGTGTAGTTGTACTTACAGCATTGTACATTCTGCGCCCCTAATGTACTTGGTCGCCGCCGCGCTTCGCGCCGCGATCTTTCGATTCCCGCGATAACCTATCAATCTCTACATCATCCATAAATATGTTTGTTTGTTCCATAATGTTGTTAAACTGCTTCCATGTCAGCCGCCCAAATTCCTCTGGCGTGAGGCCATAGCTTTGGCCTCCGAATCCTCCGAGGCTTCCCGTAAGAAGAAAGAACGAAGTCTGTCCAAAATCTCCGCCGACAGAATGTTCTCCGCTTCCCTCCTGATCCGTGCCAGCTCGTCCGCAAACCCAAACAGCAAGTTTTTTTTTACCTCGTTTAACTTGCCTTCCTGATATTCCTTGATGTCGATGTCCCTGTTTTCTTCTATCAGCCATTTCTCGAACGCCCGCCTGTCGGCCATCGGGATGATGCGCCGCGCTAAAGTCCTCGCGGAAAAATCGCTCATCCCGAATAGCCGCCGCAGACGTATATATAAAGATGGCATGGGAGCGTAACAGAACATCTTCGCAAGTTCCACCAGCCCGTCAATCTGTTTCGGGTCGCCAGCGTCGTCGATAGCCCGTTCAAGAGCCGAATAAACAGCGTGAGCAGAATCAACGTGCATCCGCCGCAGAGCGATAGTGCGCCCACCGTAAAGCTGGAATACGCTTTCCGACAATACCAATTCGTCGAACGTCCGTTTCTTTGCCTTCGGCCCCCAGAATGACATTGCGTCCCCCTTCAGATGCTGGTCATGGTGTTGTAAATAGAACCCGTCATAAAATACGCCGCAAGTGGATCGTAGTAGGCGTTGAATGTGATGGTTTCAATCAGGCTCTCGCCGCTTGACTTCTGGTCAGTGATATGGATGAGCGGGAAAAGTAACTGGGTCGTGTAGTAGAACCCCGTCGCCGCGATCTGGTCGCCAACGAAACGCAGGTCAAGGCTCTTGTATTCCGCGCCGCTGTCCGGCTGGGTCGAATTAGACCAGAACAAATCCCGCATCGTGGCGTCTTGATACCGCTGTACGAAGGTATTACCCTCGGAACTGCGCCCGTTCTCGCAAGCGAATTGTGTGGTGTAGGCTTGCTGGTTGAGCGTGGTTATCCCAATAACGCTACGGTCGAGGTTCAAGTCCATCGTTTCGATGCGGTTGTAGAGCACCTGATTTGCGAAGGTCTGCCGGTCGCCGATATAAATGGCTATATCGTCGAACTTGTAGAGCCGGATCGTGCTGTAAGACGGCGCGGTGGCGTCGCCGGAATCGATCTTGCGGATGATGCGGCCCGTCCATGTCGTGCTGACCATAACGTGCCCGTCAGAAGTCATTGAAAGCGACAGTGTTTTCAGCCGCATTTCTGACAGCCTGTAATAGTCTACCGTGTCATAGACCTCCCACGTAAACGAATCCGGCAAGGCATCCTGTGCCGACGTGGTGAACGTGTGTTTGTAGGCCACGCTTGAGCCTTGCTGCGCCGATGAAACCTGCCCTATGATGGCGAGCAGCGGATACATCCCAACTTCCGGGTTTAGCTTGAAGTTGAGCGGGATGTCGTCAATCGTAATGCGGCCACCGTCTGGCGGATATGCATCCACTATGCCAAACGCCTCGTCATTCCGCGTAAGCCATGCTTTGGCACATTGTGCGCCGAGGTCACCAGTGAACGGAAAGAATATATCCGGGTCAACCTCTGTTCCGGGCGTTGCTTCCAGCCCGATTCCGATGTACTGATTTTTTCTAATGTGTTCTGCCATGTTCTGTCACCCCCTTAATAAACTCGATCAACTGCTTTATCTGAAATCCGGTCACGCTGGCTGACCGTGATTATCATTGTTCGGAAAACTTCCTGCCTGTCAGTGACGCCCACGCCCTTGTCGATGGATTCCGGGAACGGGTTTTGAACCGGCTCCTCGGACAGGTAGCCGCCGAAGCGCGGGTTTTCTATCAACACAATATCGTTTATCCGCTCACGAACGCGCTGCTCTAATATCGCCATCTCCGCCTGATTGCCTTTTGTTCTCTGAATCATGTTGATAGCAATCTGAAAATCAATAGCGTGGTGGCCCACATCGCTAATATCTTCACCCCAATGCTCCCAGTCCTTCTGTGATAAAAACACCAGCAACGGCACGTCAGTTGCCGGTACGCGGATATTGGGATATTCCTCGAACCGGAACATATTTATAATCCCGGCAATCGTGGCATCATCCTCCAGAATCGCCCGCACCTGCCATGCGAATCGCTCGGAACACGGACGCCCCAGCACGTTATACCAACCTTCATCCTGATAAATGTAGGCGTATGCCCATTTAACTACCGTGACGTTGGATGCGGCTGTCATTTCCGCATAGGTTTTTTGTGAGTACCACGTTTCGAGTTCGCCGCCGGGTGCAACCTCCACCAAATAGCAACAAACTTTTACAGAGGCGTCGAGGGTTTTGTTTGTCATATCAGACTCGGCGTCAGTAGCCGTTGTGCCTGACAGCGGGAACCATTTCGCGGCATCATCGTATTGGGTTTTGTCAGTTACGAAGTCCAGACACCGCGCTGCCGCTACATCCCAATTGGTCGACGTAATGGCGTTCGGCGTGATTCCGTATTCTGGTTCTGTTGAGGCTATCCTTCTGATTTCAGGCATTAGTTACGCTCCCCGTGTATGTATGTGACAAGATTGAGAGTAATTCTTTCCCATTCCTGTTGAATCAATTTATATTCAACGCGGGCTGACATTTTGTTTGTTCCTTTTTGATGCAGTTCGGCAAGGTAGTATTTTCCCACCTTGAGATTTGAATACATCTGCATTTCGAGTCGCCCGATTTTCAGGACGTTATTTGGGTCTCCGCGTTTAATAACACTGCTCCTGAGCGTCCCGGTTCTTACCAAAATGGGATGTAGTGCCGGAAATCCCATGTTGGCCCGCTGTATTACGGTAGCTGGCTTTAAGGCTTCCCATTTCGGGCGACCCTCGGCTGCAAACGTCAGCTTTGTGGCGTTGTAAATGTCCGGCGCTGCCTGCTTATCGAAGTACGGCGCTAAATTAGCGGTGCGTTCAGATACGCCTTTAATTGCCTTCGCCAGAAGTTCTTCGCCGTAAATTTCAACCCCAAACTGTAGTAACATCGCTCCCCCTATTTACCGCCCTTTTCGTATTCTGTTAAGCCTTTAGCAATCGCGTCGGCCTCGTCTTTACCTATTACCATGTCCCGCGTTGCGCGTGGGAACAACGGCTCGACGCCCGACGTGGAGCAGCGCGGCATCCCGGACGCCGTTTTGAGCGTCAGCGGCAACGCTGTTCCGGCATCATCCTTGATGGCGTCGTTATCATTGACGCCGCCCAGCCAATCATCCACGAGCTTGCGGAGCCTGTTGGATTCGTCTTTATCGGTTGAGGCCGGGTATGTGCCGTCAAGGGCCAGCGATGCCGCCATAGCCGCCCACATGCGTTTGAACGCCGCCCACGCTGTCAGTATAGGCACATCGTACTTAGTCATTTTGGCGTAAAGATAATCGCCTGCCAGCCCGATGCAGTTAGCCATAGCGTCGGCGCTGAGGCTCGCAATATCAGATTCATCGCTGGCTTTTATTACGTCGGCTGCTACTGGTGTGTTTACCTCTGGCATGGTTCACCCCACTGTATTTCGAGATTCCATCAACAATGTATAGTGCGGATGGCACGCTATTTTATCGCAATTTGTTTTCGTTATAAACAAATCCTTTTCAATATTTTCGGGAATTGGTTCTACTGGTTTGAAATACTGTAGTAATATTGGATAGATAGCAACCCCGCCTTCTCCATCCATATAACTCCTCGTGCCAATCAAAAGATATTGGGTAATCTCCGAGAAATCCTTAAGGAAGTCGTGTATGGTGGCTATCGGGATGTGTTGTAAAACCAGAATGGCAACCACAACATCATATTTGTTACGCTTTATCAATTCCCAATCCGACGTTATTAGTCGAGGCTTTATGCTTGCGTGTTGTTGCGCCATATTTGTCATATTGGGCAAATCGTATGCGTCGAATGTTGAAAAGTGTTTTTGCATAAATGGGAAATTCCTACCTATTCCGCAACCAAAATCGAGAGCCGTTTTGCAATCCTTAATTACATCGAATCTGCTGTCGCCGGAAAGGTCTATCGATTCAAAGCTATCGCCGTTCTTGTAGCTACTTATAATTGCCTTCTTTGCATTTTCAATATCATTGAAGCTTGCCCATCTTAAATAACGGCGTTTTTCTTCAGCTTGTATTCTTGTTACGACATCAATTATATTTTTCTTTTCAAATATACTGCTGAGTTGTCGTTGAGAGCATTGTGTTACAACCGGAAGCCTACCGCTTACGCTCCACGCCTTTGATATTCCTTCCCACGGAGCAATATAATTTATCATGTCTGTTATACAGGGGCTTTCGTCTTTTCTATTGTGCCAATACCTGTTTTCGCCAACAAGTCCACCATCAAACCCAATAAGAACAATACTATTAAAATTCATTCTGGCGCACAAATCAAACACAGCAAGACCAGAGTTTCCGTAAACGAGCGCGTTGGGTTCTGGATGATCGAAGCTTTTCTTTTGACCGTCAAACCACACGTTTATCTTTTCGAAGGCATCAACGACGTTTTTCTCGATGTGTTCGCGCATACCTTCAGATTGAGCTTGCAACACATATTCCGCATTAACATGCTTGTAAAGGTTGGTTGTGACATCGATGTTTCCAGATATATCAGCGGATAGCCACATATCTGTTTTTCCAATATATTCAGCAGCGGTATTGATAGATATTGTGACATCAAATAATGATTTCCATTCTGGTTTGAAATCCAACAGGGACGGCCCTGACGCAAAAACAACGCACGACCTGTTGTTATATTTCGCTGCATGATCATTTATGAATTCTGATAGTTGCATTATATAGCCATCTCCAATCTGTAATTTTTCATTACTGCGTCCCGCAAAACAGCATCAAATAGTTTTCCAACAGCCCCTATGGAATACTGGGCCTGTATTGTTTTCCTTGCTTCTTTTCCCATTTTGTGTAGTGCTTTTCTGTTTTCATAAGCGTGCCTCATGCTTTTTTTTGCTTGCATTATGTCGGGAACCGCCCAGCATTGTTCTCCATCATAACACGACCACATCATGCTATGAACTGGTTCTAAAATATAACCTATCGGATAAGAGTTTTTTTCAGTAAGATAATCCTCGCAGGCATAAAAGTTTGTGGCTATTACTGGCTTCTCGCAAGCCATAGCCTCAGCGATAGGCAGCCCAAAGCCTTCGCCGCGATGCAATAAAACAAAACAATCGCCGGAATTATGTAGATCGAGCATTTCGCTTCCATCAAGTAATGTTGTTACTAATTCAACCTCAGGATATTCATGCGGGGATGATTTTGCCGATAGCGGAAAGGCCAGCCTTAGTTTGTAAAATTCATCCATCAGTTTTTTCGTCTCAGCTTCCGACGTATTCCCCCTGTATGTCTTAATCACCAACTTTACATCATTGTTGTTTTTGAACTCACTCCAATAAGCTCGCAATAAACCCTGCGGGTTTTTTCTTTCAAGCCACTGGAATATAGAATAAAATACAAACTTACCGCTTGTGTCTTTTTGTTGTGTTGCCTTGAAATAATCCGTATCTATTGCGTGCCCTATAACGACAACGGGTGTTTTTATTCCGGCTTCTTTGATAATCTTTTTTTGAAAGTTGCTTGGAACAAGCAATATATCTACTGAAGTCAACGCATCAACCCAGTCGTTGGGTATCATGGTTGTTTCCCATGCAAAATACAGTAGGTTTGGTATGCTTTCGGAAAGTTCTTTTTTGTATATTTCGCCCACTACACTGGGTATCATTTGAAAGATTCTTACATCCGGCTTTATTTTTTTGTCTAAACACCGATATATTATTTCTTCCTCTTTCCCTAAATCAGGCCTCTGCTGTCCATCGAAATTATGGTGTTTACATGAAACATTATGCCCGACCAAGTCAAGAGCAATTATATTTTTTCTTGTCGCCGAAGCATATCCTGACGGATCAAGGATGGGGCCAATGTATTCAATGTTCAAAGCGTCGGGCGCATATGTTCTGATTATTGGTTCTGACTTTTTGATTTCAACTATTGACTTTACAGTGGTCGGAACAAACTTGATCTTCCTCTTCCCGCCGCGCATTTCAACCACCTTTTCCGCCACCATCTCAGCCGTAATCGACGCCATGCAAGGAGCCGGAAGGTGTTTCGGCCCGATAACGTCGATGCAATTCCCGCGCTCCCAATCAAAACACGGGTATTTCAAGCACGTCCCCACTGGCGGCACCATCGCATCAACGGTCGGGTAATACGCGATCCGGTATTCTGGCGGCATGTTCCCGAATATCGCTACCGTCGGGACGTACTGAGAGGCCGCAATATGTAGCAATCCGGTATCCGGGGTCACCACAACAGCGCATTCACGGATTAGAGTTGCCGCTTCCCGGATAGTTAGGGTGCCGGTAGTGTTTATTACGCGCCCGCCCAGAGCCTCCCAGTCGCGCCGTGTTGCGTCAAACAGCACAGGGACGTATCCACGCACCGTTAAGTCATAAACTAACGCCTCGTAATGAACCTCCGGCCAGCACCGGGTATCAGATACGGCGCTTAGAACCACGCCGATATAACCTTTTTTAGCAGGACAGGCCGCAAGGTATTGTTTAGCCCATTGTATTTCGTCGTCGGCCAGCGGCATATCCGGCGCGAAATCTTCCGTTCCTTCTGGAATTACTACGCCGCAAGCCTCGGACAATATGTCTTGGCGGTTTTTATCGAAGCGTTCACCGGAGCGCTCTGGTACTGAGTTGAGTTCATACACAGCGTCGAAAACTTCCTCAATGCCCGGATAAACTATGCCCCACGGCCATTTGACGGGTTTGCCGAGGTTATTGATGTCAATCACGCCGTCGATGTAGTTGTGCGTTATTTCTTCCTCGAATTTATTGGCTGCGCTGACTGGCTCGAAGTCGCGCCGCTTGATTAGTTGTTTAAATAGATTAAGATTCAGCCGCGTCGTTGGCTTGTCTTTGTATATTCGTCCTATTCCCAACGTCGGCATATCAAGGGATGGCGAATCGCCCCTATAGACTACCCGCGTGTCCGCGATACTCCTAAACAACCCCGCGTGCGTGACGGTTGTTGCGAACCAAACAACTGTCCCGGCTCCGTACTTGGCTTTTATCAATTCCGGTATTCTCGAACACATCAGCACGTCGCCGAGCCCACCGCTCCTAATTATCAGGAAGGCTTTCGGATACGATAACAGCGCCTTCATTACGGCTGGGCGGTTCTGTTTGCCTTTTTCTCTGTTGGATAGATTAAAACAGTGTGTTTTAAATTCATGCGGCGGCAAACATGCCCGAATATCATCAATGCGGGCATTTACTTCCTGTTCCGCCCCCTCAACTATGCTGTAGTCGATTTCCATTGTAGTGAAAGATGGGCGGGGGGCCAATGCCCCCCACCCTGAAATGAACTTGTTACGTTGTCACATCCGCGTAAATAACAGCGTTGGGCTGTTTCAGTACGGGAAGGAACTTCTGGCCAACCACTACTGACTGGCCCGCCGGATTCTTCGACGTGTAGCTGTATGCGTACTTTCCGATAATTTTGGAAAGCGCATCGCCGCTCGGCACCATCGAGTGTCCGCCGATTACCTCCGCGACTTCGGTGGTGATTGCGGGCAGCATAATCAGCGTATCGTCGGGAACAAACGCGGTCGTAGTTCCTGCGGGATTCGTATAGAAATCATCATAGACTTTCCACGTAATCCCCATGAACTCATTGATCGCGCCGGTCTTGCCGACCTGCTCACGGAACGCCGCCTGTCCAAGAAGGTTCTGAACCGAGGTGTTGATGAGCATGTAACCCATCGTTACTGAATTCACGATGGCCTGAGTTATCGGCAACCCGCCATCCTTCTGTGCAAGCAGCTTCCATGCCTTGATGTCGCCAACGATGTTGGTCGTGCTTGTCGCCCACGACACAGCCGCTGTCGGCTTGTGGGTGCCATCGATGCCGTAATCGACTGAAAAGATCACGCCCTCCGCTGCGGCCTGAATGTCGGTGCTGGCGAAAGTTCCGCTGAACATTTTCCAGATGGAAAGTTCTTTGGTCTTTTCCAGAATGGTATTCAGGTTCGAGGACTCGCGCAACACATGGGCGTTCGGGTCAACCTGATTGACGGTGCCCGGAACGCGGGCGAGCAGGTCGCCGCTGTTGAGGGTGTTGCTGAGTTTACAATGGCCGAACGCGGCGGTCTTGAGGGTTCTGCCGACCTTCGGCTTGGTCGTGGCGGGCGCATCGTCAGAAGTAAACGGCGCAACGCCTCGGCTGAAAGTAATCTGATCCCATCTTGCCGAATCCGCATCGTATGCGTTTTCCGGCACAAGGGAAAGGCCCATCAAGCCCATCGGGGGCTTGTAAAGCTGGACGGTCTGGGAAAATGCATGTGTGTCGTTGATGTCCATGTTGTCCCCCTTATACGAAGTTGACGAGCGGCAGATCGGCTTTCACCTGCGCGTCGACCAGAGTCAATGCTGACTCATCCGCGCTGACGGCGTGAATAACTGCCGCCACTGCCTTATCGGTGTAGTCCTCGTCGTCGTCGGACGTTCCGGTTTCGGTCTGGCCGATCAGAATGCCGACGGCCGTTTCCGAACCATTGACCACGCGCACGAGGTCGCCAGCGGCATAAGCCGATGTAATGGCATAGGCCAGCGTAATCGTGTTGTTCACGAGGTCGGTGTCCGTGACCGCGAAAGAATCCGTGGCGGCAGCGTTAGCCGCCTGCATGAGTTTCACGGTGACACCGACAGTAATTTTGCTCGCGTCGGTAACAGATATGACGGTCTGTCCGATTGCCTCGGTTGCGCTGACGGTCGTGTATCCGACAGGAACGCACTTGCCGGACGCGGTTATGCGCCCGATGGGTGTCCCGTCTGCCACTGAACCACAGCCCGCCTGAAGCGTGAAAGAATCGCTCATCCAATGCCCGGACATAAGCCATCCGGCATCGGCAACGGTTGCGAGTGTTTGCAAATTCGGAGTATCCATAAATCACCTCCCTTTATATTGATCGATGGTTAACCGGTTACGGTTTCCACCATCGGTATTCCCTGCGCCTTCGCCGACGCCAGCATCGCGTCTGCGTTGGATTTCGTTTCAGGTTTCTCGCCGCTGGTCAGCTTGGTTAAATTCACAAGCCCGGCGTCCCTGAGCTCGATCAGGAGTCCCTGTAGTGCGTCGACCATGCTGAATTCCTCGTCCTTGTCACCGGCACGAAGCATTACTTTCCCCTCGTTCTCATACAGAGAGGTCAGCAACACTTTTGCTTTGTCGATAACGGGTTGCGGCAGGGCGTTGCCCTTTGCGGATTTCTCGGCCAACACACCGGCCATCTTGTCAAGTTCCATCTTCTTGACCTTCCCGTGTTCCACGGCGAGCTTCGCGGTATAGTCCGCTTCGAGTTCCTGCCGCATTTTCACAAGCGGGTCGTCCTCTTTCTTCGGCGGGTTAATCTGCTTCCGCAACTTCTCGATCTCCGCATCCTTCTCTGCAACAGCCGCCTTCACCTTGTCATCCACGCCCGCCGCCAACTTCTCGGCGTCCCCTGCTTTCTTCTCCATCTCTTTAATCACGCCCTCCATCTTCAACCGAAGTTCTTTGTCTTCGATTTTCTCCAGCGCTTTCTTCAGTTCCTCTTTGGTCATATTGTCACCTCCTTCTTTCTTGTTTATTTCATCCCATGCCGCACTTAATGCAACGACCGCATCCTCGAAATTCTCAGCGGCGGCGGCGATGGGTAATTTTGCTGGCATTATCGATGTAAGCTGCGGAACATCAACGTAAGCCGACCCCAACAGCACATAACCGTAATCTTTCTTCGCAACTGAATCTTTGTACTGCCCCGGTTTCAAGAATTCTGCGCTCCGGCGCGTCCATGTCCCACGCTGTATCTTGCCGAGGGCTTCGGGTTCTGTAATTACTTCATCGCCCACGAGGGCGCGAACCGCAACGGACTTGCCTCCGGGCATTGGGATATTGACGTTTTCAACCCGGACGTTTTCCCAATACCCGATTATGTCCTTTACGCTTTCGGTGTGGTCGGCTTTGACATAGGGCCGAAGATAAGCGGACTGCGATCCCATGAGTTCCGCGAAGTTCGCGGCCATTTCATCAAGAACGGTGCCAGTTATTTTTAACTTGCCATCCCGCCATTCCCCTTCGTGAAGAATGATTTGATTGGGAATCTTATTACCCTCAGATTCCTTCGATGCTACCGCCACGGATAATGCTATGAAATCGGGCTTGTATGATTGCGTTGTTTTGTTTTCCACTTTAGCCACCCCCTCTGATTTCAACTTGCACACGAATAGGTCAATGCCGTCGCCAGCGTTCTGCTTCTTAGAGGACGCCGAACATAACGACTTTTCAAATTGATTGAACGTCATTGTTTTGTTGTCGGAGTTGCCGTCAATAACGATTCTATAGCCGCGCTTATTCAGCCAGTCAAGCGCATCCTGTAGTTGGTATTTCTGCGAATCAAACGTCACGCTCTGAACCCGCCAGTCAGAAGCATACGCCAGCGATTCAGGTTCAAGCCCAGCTTCAAAAGCAATGGCGTCCAGAATCGCGCTCATGTTGCCTTTCTTCTTAACCACCCATTCACCGTCTTTGATTTCATAGGCGTCCCTGAACCGCGCAATAGCTAACGCCATTGGCTTGTCCACGGGCGGGTCTGCTTTCATTAGCGCGTCGTGTATCTGGGCTATGTAGTTGATTTGCAGAAGCGTCAATTCAACGTCGTCCAATATGGTTATGAACTTCCCGGCCTTGGCGTCTTCGATTGATATGTAGGGCATAAATCATTCCCCCTTTGTCAGACCGAGCCTATCGGTAAAGGCAGGGGCGTCCTTTAGTGTTTTTTCATCCGGCCTCTTGTAATCGAAAGTTCTTGTTTCGATATCTTTTTCTGTGCTTAGTGTGTAGACAAACATGCAGCCACAATTCGGATGAAAATTACAGGATTGTAACGCCTCATAATCAGGGTCTTTGGCCGATATGAATTGCGGGACGGCTTCTTCGGCATCGCCGCCCATCGCTAAACAGAAATCGCAGACCTTAGAATCCATACGGTTAGTCACTACCCCGCCGACAATATCGACATCATCGGGCAGATCGAAATCTTCATCAGCAAACACGTTGCGGCCTGAGTTATACGCGCCCATCGTGTTATAAGCCGCATCAGCATAAAGCGTCCGGCCCGCCTTTGCGCCTTCCGTGGTTCCAACAACGAAGGTGTCGACGGCCGTATTGATTCCGGCCACGGCGTCGGCAACTGGCAGCCCTCCGTAAACGGCGTTGAGCGTGTTGTTTGTAATTGCTTCCTCGATGAGCGCGACGTGCTTAGAGGCTATCTTTTCGGCCTTGAGCGCAAGTTCATCCGTGACGGCGGGTGTCAGCTTCCCTACTTTCTTGATGCCGTACTCGTCAAGGATTTCGCCAAGTCCTCTATTGGCAGTATCAATAAGGGATGATTTGATTTGGTCTGTGTATTTCCCGAAGTTCAGCCTGAGTTTTTTTATCTGCGCTATCTTTCCGGCTTTCGTTGGGTTGTCCTTCCAGATTTGCTTAACAACGGCATTGAGCTTTTTCTTTTCGGCATCGGTCAGTTTCTTTACACCGCCGATGAACTCCTGCTCGATTCCCTTCTGGATGTCGCGCTGTATTTGTAAGTAGTTAATTTTCTTTTCCCATTCATAAGGCTCGCGCCACGCCTTGAATGATTCTGATGGGTCGAACTCGGCGGCAAGATGCTCGTGATCGCAACGGGCGCGTGTCTGCGTCGGCGGCTGTTCTTCGGATTTCTGTTCTGGCGCTGGCGTTTCGGCTTCCGGTTCCGGTTTGACATCTACAGCCGGGTTTTCCTCGTCGGCAGGCGCCTGTTCTTCTTCGCCGTCTGGTTTTACCGGAACATTCAATGCTTCGAACATTGCTTTTCCATCGAGGTCGCGAACAAATTCGGGATTCTGTAAAAGCCCCTTGACTATCTCGGTATATATTTCTTTCGTGTTGTCACTGAATCCCGCCGTGGTCAAATATGCGCGTGGCGCATCCATACCGAAGTTGTAATTCACAAGGTCGGGCAGGATGTAATCGTTGACGTTCTGTATGTACCAGTTCAGTAAATCTTCCTGAATGTCAATCATTGTGGTGCGGGATGTTTTGCTCTGCGCGTATGTTCCGGTAGATGAGCCGCTCCTGATAGCTACCATTTCGGGAATGAAGATAGCCCGGAACTTCGCCGGTGTATAGATGTTGTTATAGACAGACCATATTTGTGCGGCCTTATCGTCGTCTTTCATGTATTCAGCATCCCAAAGATACAGTTTGGATTCGCGATCCTGTGTCGATGGCAATGCAATAACGGAATTAGTCATTATTGATGTACCCATATTGATTGCTGTATCTGCGTTATCGTATTCAGTGCCGCCATCATCTACCGACCTACCGAGGGGATAGCGCATTTTTAGTGCTGGCGAGCCACGGCGCTCCAAGTACATGGCGAGGTCGAGTAAACATTTGCGGCCCTGATACCAGGGATCGTAAGCATTCACCAGAATCGAGCGCCCGTATTTGTTGCCATACTGTTCATCCCATGTTGCGATAAATGCTTTTTCAACATCCACCTTAATATCGCCAGTGTTGGTTTTCTGAATATAACCGGCAAATATATCGTCCTTTTTGATTATGCTTACCGAATCCGGATAGTTGTCTTTGAGCTTTTCATAAACATAGGCGTTATCGTATCGCTTGGATTCCATCTGCTTGGTGTCGGGGTTCTCGCGCTGGAGTTCTAATCCCTTCACCTGCATCCATACTTTTTCGTGCGGGATAAACCCACGCGCCAGCGCCCTTAGTGACGATCGCGCAAGCTCGCGGTGAATCTTTTCATAAGCGTTTTCCACGAACCGCTGAATATCGGGATCTTCACACTCGACATCCCACTGTATACCGTAAATGGGAGCCTTGCGGATAGACAAGGCCAGCGCAATGTCGGGGTCAGCTTCCATTTTCTCGAACGTCGATTGCGTTATTTGCGATGGGTTGTACTGGCCCAGCGAGCCTTCTACCGCCGTATAATACCGGCTGCGAGTCTGTGAACCCAATTGGGGTTTGCCGCCTTTTGCTGGTTTCGTTTCGGTTTTAGCCATTATCTCAACATCACCCCCGTTGGGCGGCAACGTCCGGGTGCTCGCCTGTCATCGTGTTTTGAAACATCAAGGGGCTTTATGCCATAGCTGACGGCCTCGTGTGCCGCCATCGCATCGAGGCTATGCTGAATCGCCGTGTCTTCATAAAGCGAAGCGTCTTCTATCGAAATACTTTTGATCGCTGAGGGATGTATTCTGATTGTCGGCATTGTACCCCTTAAACGCAAAAAGCCCGAACCGGGAAACCCGGTCGGGCAGGAAACTTATCTGGCCTTGCCCTTATGCTATTTTATGCAAAAAATCAAGACGGCTTACCTGCCGACTCGATTAAACTTTGCGCACCAACATGAATAACCATAGCATACTTTTAGCGATTTGTCAAATCATTTAGCAATTCTCTGTATTCCCCCCTTAAAGTCTATCAAGTAATTTCGCGCAAAGCGATACACTGAATAGCGCCTCCGCTTCCCGTATATCAACAAACTTGAATTCCGCAATCTCTACAAAGCGGCCTTTGTCGTCCTTGATGGTCGTCAACTTTGCGCGGGGGGCGCGGTCAATCAAGAAGCGGTGCAGGATGTCGGCTTCTGATTTTGTCAATTCTCCAACACCACCTCGGCAAGCTCATATCTCAGGATGTGCGGGGCGCTACACCCCAAACAAGTAGCGGCCCATATTAGGTCGCCGCTATGGTCAACGCCTCGGTCGCCAGTAACATAAAGCGTTGGGTGTCCACATATACGACATTTCGCATCTTTTACGGTGCTGGTTTCCGTCGGGTCTGGCGGCAGCGCAAACACAAAGTCGTCGCGGCCCTCATGTTCCGACATCTGTAGTTCGTCCAGTTCTGCCATTGCTCGGCGGCGGCGAATTTCGTTAAGCATGATTTCTGAAAATTCCAGCGCAAAATCCAAGTGGCTCAGAGCGCGTACTTCCTCGAATCCGTTGGTGTCCAACGCGGGGCCGCCGTTCGTTGATTCTGTGGCGTCCTCGATGCCTATGGATGGGCCGGGGGCTGGTTCCGGGGCTGGCGGCTCGGCAATGATAGGGCCGGGCTCATTGTCGCTTTTGGATACCGTGGTTATGCCGGGAGCGCCGTCACTTGTTGGGTGTTCAATTATCATTATGGGGCTGGCGGCTTGCCGTCGCGTCCAGCCTTCCCGCTTGGCTTTGTTCCTGATGGTAGATTCAGCTGTCCCGAATTCACGGGCTATCGTGCGGTAAGAAGGCGGCGGCTGGGTGGTTTCCCACGTCAAGCGGGCACCGGCCCAGTCGATTGCTTTGTTGTATTTACGCTTGTCGGTCATTGGTCACACTCCTTTGTTTCTTCTGCTTTTTTTCTAAACCACGCACCGCAATTTGATAGTTGCATCCTCGCCGAGCCGAACAGCGGCGACGTGGCAATCCTATTTCCATCGCGCTCATTTCCAAACATCTTAAATAGTTCTCGTATATGCTTTCTCCTGCGCCATTGCCGTATCTTCATCTTTAATCTTAAATAAAGTTTCGCAATTCCGGCAGGTTTCTTATAAAAGCTCATCGTAATTACTGGAAACGCGATCGCTGTCTGCCTTATCGAAAATGCCGTTAGCCGCATCTCTTCGACACCATTAATCTTGACTGCTGTGGCGCGTGGGTCTTCTGTATTAACTATTACCTCAAATATCATCGGTTTCATCCCCCTTTAATTTTAAATCTGCAACATAGTTTGACACATCCATCAACTGTGTGTCTGTCAGTTTGTTCAAATCCGCAACTGGCATTTTAAGTGCCACCATTAAATTCAACACCATTGCTTGTCTTGTGCTTTCGGCCAGTATCCCCGGCTTGAAATCATCCGGAACGGGATAGGGGCAGTTTTCCCTCGAACATATCTTATCCGTATCAATACAACGGTATTGAGATTCAATAACGCTATCGATTTCTATTGATTCACCCATATTAACCTTCTCCGGGCAAAAATCACTTCTAACGCATACCTTCCAAGTTTTCATCCTACATCCTCCATTGCTCTCGCGGCCTGCCGCCCGCCGCCCAGAGCTTCCCGCGCTGCGGGTTGACGATATCGACGCCGAATATTCCCGTCACCATGTAGCGCCATGCGTCCATCGGGTGACTCGACCAATCGTGTTCCGGCTCCGCATCGTCCTTGACGTTGCCTTGAGAATCGTTTTTGCGGCGATATGATTCTATCGCCTCGACAAAACATGCGGCCTGTTCGCTAACATACACGCGCCCCGCCTTCAAGCGGCGTCGGCATGTCCTTATGCCGTCTTCCGTGCCGTAACGCGGCAACGAAAATTGAACTGTTCGGCCCGCTGCCAACGCACAGAACAATGCCTCGTATTCTCGCACCACGCTATTGCCCTGTGCTATCGGCCTATTTATCCCAGACGGATCAGCGTAATGCTGAATGTCGGCATAGTCGCCACGATAGCCGATTTCGCTTAATAGCCTTTTCACAACTTCCATATGCTGAAATGGAAGCATTTCGTTGTCGGCATAAGCCCGCAATATATGCTCTTCGTCGCGATTGAACTGACTGATTATGATTGCCGTGTTGTCCGCCTTGCCAAAATCCCATCCGAAACATAGCGGCAAGTTAGACTCGTAAGGGATGTCCGGCGACACAACAAAATCACCCCGCCATTCCCGATAGATTATCCCGGCTATGCTGCCCTCGTAACTTATATCCAGCTCTGAGGCTATTTCGTCGTCGGTCATCGAGGCGGTTTCGCGGTCATACCACGGAGAACGCCAGCGGCCGTTGTCGTCCTGATAGGCTCCGGCCCCGTAGACGGGATGTTTTCGCCAGTGAATAGACACATGATCCAGCTTTTCGGCTTGTAGGCGTTTGAGTCGGGCAAACTCATTGTGCTTTCCGTGTGGCGTCGATAGATAGACACCGCCCCGAACAGAACGACTCCATCCAGCCCGTATTGTGCGGGCAAATGGCGTGAAAGCCATTTCGTCCCAATCTCCAAACAAATAAGCCCCCGAACGTGCCGCGTCACTACTCGCCGCTTCTCCAGAAATAAACGCACCGGGGTTTATTGGTTCAGCCGTAATCCTTGCATGAGTAAATAATACTCCAGCCTTTTTTTGCATCCATTCCGGCAGTCGTTCTTTCATAAACTTAATGCGCCCAAAAAGGCTTTTAATAGTTGAGTTTTCACCACCATCGTCAACCTGTTTTAATTTGTGAGATAAGGTCAACGACGAAAACCCCGGCACGAACAACAAACAGTACAGCTTGAACGCCTGAGATACCCACGATAGCCCCATCTGTCGGGACTTGTCGACATGTACCATCTTGCGGCCCAGTGCGTCGAATAGAACCTTGATAAAATCCTGTTGATAGTCGTACAGCGTAAACGGCACTTCCGGCGGATCGAGATCGGGGTTGAGCGTCTTACAATAAGTGTTGATAAACTCAATACAGGCTTCCGGCGTCCCGGCGGCGAGGCGGAGCCAAGCGTCGGTGTTGTCTTCGGTTGACATTTCTTGAACCATCGAGCCGAGTTCTTTTGTTAATAACTTCATGTTTCGTTATCTTCGAGTTGGGCCAGCCGCGCGAATTCGGTAAATAGCTCGGTGTCCTTTTCCCTTAACCTTGCCATCCACGCTTTCCACGCGGCGCGTTCTTCGACCGTGTATGCCATCTGGCCCACATTGCCGCCGAGATACTTTTCAAGCTGCTTGGTTATCTCGCGGAGTTCCTTGCTAATTCCCTCAAGACTGTTCGGCGGAATGACGGCAGCCCATTTATCAAGACGCTCGGCCATGCGCTTAAGGGACTCAACATATTTGACAATATCGTCGGTTTGCCCGTCTTCTATTATTTGTTTTGATTTTGTTAGGACATTGTTATGATGCTGTTCGCGCAGCTCCTTCCACCCCTCTTTTTTTGCTTTTATACAAATATCGGGATAGGCACAGTGAAATTCCTTGCCCAATATTCGATAGCTTGGCTTATCATCGCCAGTTATATATCTTAATTTTATATGTTCCCACGGAATACGCTGTTCGGTTTTCTTCTTCTTGGCCCGTTCTTTCTTCTTCGCGGGGCGTCCACGCTTCTTCTCCGGCGCTTCCGCCTTGTTCGCGGCTTTCTTTCTCGTTTTGGCTTTTTTCGGCGGCATTATCTTTTCGTATCATCGAGAGCTTGGTTGATTCGACGCGCTAAAAGTCGGGCAGCCTTTCTACTAAGAGGCTGCGGCTCCGAACCAAGCCACAATACTATTTCTCCGTAATCGTCAACGGAAACATAGTAATTAGATTTGATATATTTCGTCGGTCTATATAGCGGCCAAATAGATGAGCGGTATTTTTTATATCGTCCAGTGTTGTCCATTTACAGCCCCTTCCTTTTCCAATTATACCATCCTGCCGCCGAAATGCAAACCAATACCGCCTCCAGCGTCAGAAGTCCATAGAGTTCTTTCGTGTGCGCTATGTAGCCCCATAAGATATTTGATATTATAAGCACGATAAAGCCCGTCCGCAATAGCTTCGCGCACATTGCGCCGCCGATAACGACGAGGGCGGCGGCTGTCCATTCGATTGCGGCGTTCATTGCTTGCTTTCCTCCAGAGCCTGATTTATTCTGCGGGCAAGTAGGCGGGCAGTTCCACGTTCTAAGACAATACCGTATCCCGGCAATAGTTGTTCAATACGGATTTTGCCCGTTTCGTCTATCCCTATATAAATGTTTTGACGCTTATCGCCAAACCTGTAAAACGGCCATGACGTACACGCAAACTTTTTATACTTGGCGTTCATTTCCGCTCCAGCCTGTTCCCCCGGCTTTTCCGCACGGCTTCATAATCGGTAAATCGGAACGGAATTATGCACAAAGCAAAGCATAAAACCTCACTTTTCACGCGCCTTTTTCTTTGATTTTTTCTTCGCAACCTTTTTGGCGGGCGTTCGCATGAACGCCGATAATGCCTGTTCGGGTGATAACGGATGTAGGGATATAGGCCCGTCACGGCGAAGTGTGGTTTTCTTTATTGGTTTTTCTTTCATTTTAACACCACCTTTTTAAACAACAAATCCTCCACTTTCACCAGTTCAATATCTATATCCTCGGCGTTTTTGAGCCGCGCCGCTTCCTCAACCGCGCCTTTGCCGAAACTTAACGCCACTATGTAGCCCTTTTTGTATTTCGCCCGCGTTAAAGCGGCCTTGAAGTTATCAACTACGTTTCGCCCGATGCTTTCGGATTGTTTTACCTGAATCCCCGCCGCTTCACGGAACAAATCCTTGTCCATGTAACCATCTATCCCCATGTCCCCGACTTTTCTTTTGCTATGTTTGGCGCTCATTTCTTCGACAACCCAATTCTGAAATTCAAAGGGCTTCAATGATTTCAGTTCGGTTATTGTTGTCGGAGAACCGATAGATATGTAATCAATGTCTTTTTCTATCCCAGCGGCCTTTAAACGGCGCTCTATGAGCTTTATGGCGGTAGGCGATATGTCTATGCCGATCCATTCCCGCTTGAGCTTGGCAGCTACTACGCAAGCTGTACCGCATCCGCAAAAGGCGTCGAGAACTACATCTTTTTCGCTGCTGCTGGTATTTATAATCCGTATCAAAAGGGTTTCGGGCTTTTGAGTTGGGTATCCCAGTTTTTCTCTTGCCATGGGATTTACAGGATTTATATCATCCCAAACATTATCAATCAAATCACCCTTTACCTCATCAAGATATATTGTTCGTGTTCCGCCTCTGGTTGGATTCACATCGTCTCTATATAATCTTCCGTTTGCATCTTGTTTAAACCGCGCTATATATTTAGCTTTGTGAGGTTTGTATTGAGGTTCAAAAAAACAATCTTTTGTTTTTGTATAAAAAAAGATCACATCGTTTTTCGTGGGGAATTTTTTAGCGCTTGATCGTTTGAAACCAGATCCGCGACACCATATTATTTCATTCCTGAAATTCTTTGCCCCAAAAATATCATCCAGCATAATCCTGATATGCGCGTTAGCGTGCCAATCGCAATGCAGATAAAAAGAGCCTGTCGGTTTCAGGGTGTCATACATTGCTTCCACTCGTGGCCGTAACCATCCGATATAATGCTCTACCCCACCTTCCCATCTATCCTCAAAACTTCTGACTTCCGCTTCATCGCCCCACACCACTTCATATTGTTTGTTGGAGAAAAACGGCGGATCGATGTAGATTAAATCCACGCTTTCGGGCGGAATCTTTTTCAGTTCCTCAAGGTTGTCTCCGCATATCAGTTTGTTTGGGATTCCGTTTTTCATTAGTTCACCCACCCCATGAGGCTTTTCAACTTCAACTCAAAGGGGGGTAATATGCCACAAGATGAACGGGTTGAACACATTGCTTTTGAAATTTCAAAGGTAATACTTGGGAATCCGAACTGTTTCATGTCTGGCGAAACCGCCGAAACTTTGTCGGCAAAAATAAAAGCTGTCATAAATACCACGCGCGAAGTAATTAATGGCATTGTTCCAGAAACAATAGCGGGCACATCAACACCTAAGGTTGCTCAAAGGCCAAGACCACCAATTTAGTCTTTTTGGGCCTTGAAATATTTTCGATATATTGTTTCCGCATATTCCCAAAGCTCCTTTGCGTCCGTCGCGCTTTTCATGTACACTGGCATCAAATTCAGGTAGACCGCTACAACGCCTTGATATTCAGTGTTTTCTTCCATTCCATCACATCCTTTCCGCCCGCCTCTTTGACGGGCTGCTTTGCTTTGTGCATAATTCCGTTTCATTTAGTTTCCTCCGGCATGTCGGTCATTCGGGTTGCTCCTTGAAATCTTTATGCTTTATCTTTGTCATTACGCGCTCACCGTTACGGCATAGAAGTATTGGCGTGGTTCTCAATACCAATCCCTCTGCTTTGAAGTCTCCCCACTCCGAGTCGAAACCACTTTTAACCATTTCGATAGCCTCGTGAAGCGTGCCAGTTCCAACGATGGGAACTCTTTCGAGCTGGAGCTTATCCGCTATCTGGTCAACGCCCTTTCTCTCAAGCCACCATTCATCTATGCGAATATCGAACAGTACGAAATCAACGCCATCTGATCTGTAGTTGCCGCCGCCCTTTTGAATCTTCGCACCGTAGCCCTCACCGTATAAAACCATGGGGGTTTCGGGATAATGCTCTACGAATTTAGAGGGAGGCAGAATCAACTGAAGCCTGTCGTATAAAAAAGCAGGTATCTGTGCGTTGTCGGTTCTGCCAGCAACCCGAACGGTTTCACAATCCCAATAGATACGAATGTTCGTGCCGTCTACTTTCTCTGTCCATACCCATTGGTTATTTTGAAGATACTCAAACTCTGGCAACGCGAATTTTCCCTCGATAATCCTAAATGGTTTTTCGCTTTCTCGCTTAAAAACAGTTTGTAATTTTGGATATTTCATCCCTCACCATCCTTTCTCGTTTTCAATCTCCGCCAGCCTGTCGAGGAAGCGCAGGCAGTGGACGATTTTGTAGTCGTTAGATGTAATCAAGCTGTGATGAACAGCCTTGAGTGCAGATGCCTTGTTTTTGTGATCGTGATTGCTAAAACACTCTACGCAATGTGGGTGCAATACACATATAGTACAGCTATCCTGGTTCATCGTTGTGAGGCAGTGTCGTGCATACAAACAGTATGTACCGCGGAGGTAAAGATTATCTCACCTTGCATCTTTTCATCCTTGTCGGGCTCTCCTCGCAACTCCGTAACCTTTCCTATGAAGTAGTCATGTTTGGGTTCTTTCTTTGGTCGTAGATGTTGTCCAATCGCGTCGATAGTAGGAAAGTATTCTTTGGGTACTTTTACACGAGAAGGAACATCTGTAGGAGGTTGTGTTGTTCTTGACCATGTGCATGATATATGCAAGCTCGACCTTTCATCTTGAGGTTGCAACTGCTGGAGTGCTTCGCAAAGATTCGAACTTATAACGATTTGATCACCAACCGGTTTAATCAGTTGGTCTGTCAACTCCGACTTTATTGACTCCACTATATGCCCAACCGACTTCATGAATGTTTTTGTTACATTTCGAGCAAAGGGATCCGGCATGTCTTTGTAGAACTCATCGATCTGAGTTTGACCGTTTGTCATCTCCGATATCTTAATGTTCATAGGACAAATGAGAGTCACAGTGTAACTTCCGTACTCGGTTTGCCCCATTTTACACTGGTTTATAAACTCTTCGGCCTCTGTACGGCTGAGTCTGGGGTGAAACGACTGTGGTTGTATTGCACTGCATGCAGCGGCCATTAAACCTTTTCTTCCACCATTAATCAGACCCAAACCAACATCGAGCGGAATGATACCGGTTTCTGTTTCTCTCGTTTCAAGCCGAAATCGTAGCACGTCACTTTCCGGAAGCAATAGATCATTAAGGATTTCTTGGCTTGATCGTTCTTCAATCTCAGAAAGCAATGTGATTAACTCTGCCATTCGCAAACTATAATCGGAGAACTCGGTATCCATTGGAACTATGATTTCACACTTTGTTTTTTCAGGCCTTCGATAGACTGCAATATCTCCCTTAATGTTAGGGACTCTTTCCCATCCTGTTGAACGTGCATATTTCTGAACATCCATGTACATGAGATGTTGGAGTAGTTCCAGATGTAAACCTTTATATAGCTTCATAACTGATCTCCTCTTGGTGGGAAGCCCTAATCATAAGAACCCTTAAGGTATCTGGGGTAAACACATTACAACGATGCACATGAACTGTGTGGGTTGTTTTATTTGTGCTTTCGGGAGCTCCTCTAAGGCTACACCAATATGCGCAACGTCGGGCTACCAATGCTTCTTCATCCAGTATCGCAAACCATTTTAGATCGTTGTGATTTTGTTCGCCCCATTTTACATCTTGTTTAATTCTTTCAATTTCAACACACCTTAGTGGTGAGTGCATCCTTATTGTGGGATCGCCTATCAAGATTTTATCGGTCATCCCTCACCATCCTTTCTCGTTTTCAATCTCCACGTTTAAAATACGATTCACACAACCATGTCCAATCCTGATCGTATTTTTCGTCCGTGGTTTCCAATATATATTCTTGCATAGCGCTCCATAGTTCTTCATAAACAAACCCACTACAGAACATATTATTTCTAACGCTCACACACGAAAGACATGTTTTGAAAACACCTATCTCGCCATCCCATTTGCCGAATACATATTCGTATTTCTCGCCCACGTTTATTGTGTCTCGACACTCACAGCACTTGTGTATTTTGCGAGCTTTTACAATCCTAACATCGTGAACGCTTGCAGGGCTTTCATCGTAATCTAAATCAATTATACACGCGCATGGATCACTCATCTTTGCCCCACCCCCCCTTCAGCAAATCCACCAGCACGTTCTCGTACTTGCGAACTATCTCGTAGAAGTTACGCTTAGCGATGTCGGGCTTCATTGAGAATCCCCCTTTTCTCTCAATTCAATAAATTAATCCGCAACCCGTCGCGCTTCTTCGGCAAAATGGTCATACTCCTGAACGCCTCGAAACACATAGTCGCCCGGCGGAAGCGTAATCGGCAGATGTTCCTCGTGTGTAATGGTCGCACCGAGAGGGGCTTTTAAGTATCGCGTCCCATCCTCGGTTTGGATTAAAGTCGCATCTTGCCCCTTTACCCTGTGGGCGTGTCCGGTAGCCTCGCCCTCTGCCACAATTCCATCTGGCTTGACCTCTCCCTGCGGGACACTTTTGCCAAAAGAAAAAACCAGAACGTCCCCCTGCTGGTACCACGAGCTGTCCATTTTTACACACTCCTTATGTTAAAATTTTAGGGCTCCCTTTCGTTCCGTTACGAAATATTAACGCTTGTTCTACCGTTGTGCAATCGGGGTGCACACCTTCAATATGCCACAAATTTACAGACGGGTTTCGCATTTTTAAGTACGGGCGTTTTTGATTATCGCCTGTGTCTAACAACAACAAATCGTAGTGTTCCCGCGAATCAAGCACTTTCGCGTCAAGTTCGAGACATATCCTTTCAATGCCGACTTTTCTAACAAACTCGCGCCGCGCTTCAGCATTTTTTATCTCGTGTATTTTTGCTGCCGAGATGTTTTTGTGTGGCGTTTCGGCCAACCACTGTGGAACGACCACGTTATTTAGTTTCCATATAGCAAAACCATCTTTAAAAAGGATGGCTGGGGCACCTTCGCAATGAACCTGTCCAGTAGTGTTCCGGTGTATGTTAATGGGATTACGACAAACAATGCACAAGCCATTATATTGCAAAGATTCCGAAACGCCGGAACGTAGAATTTTTAGCCACATATTAAAATTATCATGCTTTAAAATCCCTATGCGTGAAAAACAATCATAAAATGCCGTCCAGCTATAATCTGATAAATTAAAATAAGCCCCCACGGAAGCCTCCACGGAATCCCACACGGAAGCCTCCGCGGAATCCCTCACGGAATCCCTCACGGAAGCCCTCACGGAATCCCTCACGGAAGCCTCCACGGAATCCCACACGGAAGCCTCCACGGAATCCCACACGGAATCCCTCACGGAAGCCTCCACGGAATCCCTCACGGAATCCCACACGGAAGCCCTCACGGAAGCCCTCACGGAATCCCTCACGGAATCCCTCGCGGAAGCCATCACGGAATCCCACACGGAATCCCTCACGGAAGCCTCCACGGAATCCCTCACGGAATCCCTCACGGAAGCCTCCACGGAATCCCTCACGGAATCCCTCACGGAAGCCATCACGGAATCCCACACGGAAGCCTCCGCGGAATCCCCCACGGAAGCCCTCACGGAAGCCATCACGGAATCCCCCACGGAATCCCACACGGAAGCCCTCACGGAATCCCTCACGGAAGCCATCACGGAAGCCTCCACTGAAGCCATCACGGAATCCCACACGGAAGCCCTCACGGAATCCCACACGGAATCCCTCACGGAAGCCTCCACTGAAGCCATCACGGAATCCCACACGGAAGCCCTCACGGAATCCCTCACGGAAGCATTAAGCATTATCTTTGAAATTAAAAATCCAGACAATAGACTATCGGCAACAACTACTTTTGGCTCGGATAATCCGCACATACCATATAATTTACAAGCCGCAGTTATCATGCAGTTGTCGCTATGTTTTTCATCGTCCCATACGGCAGCGTTAATCCATTCGTCCCTAACGACGGCCATGAGTTTTATTTCTGATTCAGATAGATGTCTCTTTTTCATTCATTCACCCTCCCTCCTTCGCGCCCACGTCCGAGAGGGCGGCTTTGATGACCAACTCAATGCGTTCTTGTATAATATTACCCTTGCCGTCTTTAACCGGGCCACCTGAAAATTCGAGCTTGTCCATCCAGTAATTAAGGCTGCTGTATTTTTCGCCAGCGAGCGCGTCTGTATTATTGCTAAGTTCAGCCCATTCCCGAATGGCGTTGATGCCGTTTGTTATTACTGGCATTACGGCATCCAACGCCTCCCGCGCGGAGGCGTGGATTGAAACAAGGCTGAGATAGCATGGGCCACAACATGTACTTTTCAACTCTTTAATTTCTTTCTCCGCAGCTTCCAGCTTACCCTCAAGCTCTCGGCACTTGTCGGTAAGTTCGGCGGTTAGGCGGTTGCCCGTCTTGAGTTCGTCCTCCAGTTCCTCGACCGTCCAGTTGTCATTCTTCATATCGCGCCCCCTCCGCTTCAACAAACCAGCATCCTATCAAAAACGCGCATTCTTCATCGCGTCCATTTAGCGTAATTTTTCCATCGGTATATGCCGCAAGCCTGTCTGAAAGAACGGCATTCCAAATTATAGCATCTATCACCCGTTTCTTGTCAAGTGTAGTCTGTCTGATGTAGCCCTTAAAGCAGTGCCGCTGCCAGTCTTTGCCTTCAACCATAATTACCGGCACATTCAAGAACCGCCACGCCATCGCAGATTCTTTTAGCGTCAGGATGTTACGCCCCGGCACGCGGTTATCATCAAACTGATCTTCGAGTACCAACACATCGGGCCTAAATGCCTGGATGATTTCCGACGCGGAGCGGTTCAGGGCTTCCGGGCGCTTGGCTTTCGGGGTTTTGATAGGCACCGATAGCCGCCCAACATCCGTTAAGCGCCACTGATAGCCGCGCCTGAATCTCGCCCACGCTGATTTGCGGGCCTCGATTGACGGGTCTACGGCCACAAAGCTGTTGGCCTGTAGGCCGGTGACGGTATGGTCAAGTAGGCCGGGTTTCATAGCTGGTATTTTTCCATCCTTTCCGTGTGGTGTGAGTGGAAATCAAACAAAGAACAGATCACGTCTGTCGGCAACGCGAACGGCCTTATTGAATGTTCTTGATTGCACGTTGGCGAGTGTGATACTGTTGGGGGCAACCCAAAACACCTGCCGTACATATGGCCCGTTCCCGGTTCTTCAAAATATTTACATCCAGCGCATATATACATCATAGTTTCCTCACATCGGTAAGTTTGCGGTTTCAGACATGATGCGGCGACGAGCTATCTCCACATATTCAGGATTAAGCTCTATCGAAATACAGCGGCGATTCAACCGCAGGGCGACCATATTGACAGTTCCCGCGCCACCGAATGGATCAAAGACAATATCGCGTTCTCGACTACCTGCCAGCACGCACGGCTCGACCAGCTTCGGGGGGAAGGTTGCGAAGTGTGCTTCGGGGAAGGGCGCGGTTGCGATTTTCCAAACGTCTTTATGACTTAAAATTGGTTCAAAATTTTGTTCGTTCCCAGTCCATACGTCGCGGAGATTAGCACCGCGTATTTCATCGTATACCCTTTCTACTCGTTTTGTTTCGTGTGGAATTCCCCAATGATTTTTATCTCTTGTTTTTGAATCTCCAGACGGACGCACCGAACATTTGCCGGTAGTGGTTGGTTTTATCGGTTCCCTCACCGCATCCGCATCATAAAAATACCGCGCCGCTTTCGCCAGTAGAAACACATACTCATGGCTTTTCGTCGGCCTGTCGGTAACTGATTCCGGCATGGGGTTCGGCTTAGCCCATATTATATCCGAGCGTAGCCACCAGCCGTCGGCCCGTAGTGCGAACGCCAGCCGCCACGGGATGCCGCAGAGGTCTTTGGGCTTGAGAAAACCATAATTCACAACAGGTTTGTTTTCCCGATAATCTCCACCATTACCGGGTCGAGTACCCGAACCAAAAGAACCACTTGGCTTAGAAACATACGAATCCCCCATATTCACCCACGCCGTCCCATCATCCCGCAGCACCCGCTTAACCTCCCGGAACACGGTGACCATCTTCTCAATATATTCCTCCGGCGTTTTCTCAAGGCCGAGTTGACCGTCAACACCGTAATCCCTCAAGCCCCAGTAGGGCGGGCTCGTTACAACAGCCTGGACACACCCGTCCGGCATCTCCCGCATAATCTCCAGACAGTCCCCTTCCGCTATCGCCCAATCCCTCTCGCCATCAAGCACGGCCTGAATATCAGAATTCATAACCCCTTCACCCTTAATTCGATATACCGCTCGTGGAATCGCCGCTCCGCATATTCGGCATCCCAGAAATCAATCGTCACGGATGCCGCAGCGACGGGCAAATACCAGCCTGACCGCTTCTGCATCCCCAACTGAATAGATTCCGCCGCCAGCAACGCGGAATCCGCCGTCTTTACGACAGCCGGAATCGGGAACGAAACCCCGAATACTTCCGCAATCAAAACCTCAAGCCGCCGTTCCGCTTCCTGAAATTTCGGCAGTTCTTTTTTTATCGGGGGCGGGATGTCGCCGATGTAGGCTTCTGCGGCATCATGGAGCAGCCCGTCAAGCGCGTATTGTTTCGGCACTAATTCTGATACCAGAACAGAATGCTGGGCCACGCTGTAAAAATGATCGCAATGCCCGTTATATCTGCATATCAGCGATAGCGCGTGGGTGATATCCTGTATGTCTATATCGGCAGGGTTGGGCTCGAATGGATAAAACCGTTTACCCGTGAAAGTTTCTATCCAGTCGGTTTCGTGGGGGGCGGTATTTCGTGGTTGTTGGCAACCCAACATATAGACGGGTGTTTTATTTTCCATAATCACTCCTTTCCTCAATGCCCCCTCTTTATAAAAAAAAGCCGGGAAGGGCGGCTTGGGGTACACGAGGAGGCGCGAACCTTGCGCCCGATTCCCGGCTGGTTTTTATGGTTTGCACTGTCCGCGCCTCCATGTTCGTGTCAATTATATTCAGATTCACCGCCGCATGTCAAGAGTCGAAAGAAAAAGCCTCCTGTTTCGGCGCTTCCTCCCGCTGCCGCCGTTCTTCTTCTCGCCAAAGTTCTTCACGCGCCGGGTAAAGCGAATTGAGCCGTTCTTTGCCGCTGGCTATTCGACTTTTTATCTGCTCAATATAGCTATCCATTTCAGCTATAGTTTGCGGGAAAAAATATCCGTGCGGCGGAGCACACGATGAACATATCCCGCGATCCTGTTCTTTGCTTAGCCACTCAATAACCTTTTCCACTTCGCGGCCAGAAATACGGGTGTCAATTTCGATGCGTTTTTTCGTGCGGGCGTTGGCGGCTCCTTTGCAATTCCGCTGCAAATACGCAAGGATAATTTCGCATTGAGTCTTAAATGCTTCGGATATATCTTTGGCTTTAATGTCGGCATAGGATTTTTTCATTGCGCTAATCCTTTCGTTTTCGCGTGGCTCGCGCCGACGCAATGGGCGGCGAGAAATTCTAATACGGGGGCGGTGTTGGTCATGTTGGATGCCTCGGCAATGTCTTTGAATAGTATGTTTTTTCTTGGCTTGTCAAATACCTAATGCCATGACTGTCTTGTATTTCGACATTGTATTTTTCACCAAATTCAAGCACTTCGTTTTTCTGTTCATCATATTCTTCGGCGGTGGCTTCCGTACAGTATGTTCCTTCTTCGATGGTGTATGAGGTTTGCCACGGATACTCTTTGTCGGGTAACCAGACTACAACTTCCGGCTTAGTGCAATCACACTCGTAATCACCACACCACCAAATCTGAACACAAATACAGCCAAAATTCCATCTTGTTTTTCTATCTTGCGTCATAGGCCACGGGCCTTTTTCATTAAACAGGAATTTCACACCATCCTCTCCCTTCTATGTCCGTTATCCTCGACGGCCACTTTCGGTATCCTGTAAGATTTATCCACGTTGTCATCCAGCCATGCCGGGCAGGTTGTTTCGTGCCCGCAAACCTTACATGCCCATATCTGCTCGACACGCTCGATATTCTGCCCGGCTTTTGTATGGCCGAACCGCCCGGCTTTCAGGCGGCGTTTAATGAGGCGGGTGTTGCCGGTGTTCAGGTAATGGTGGGCGTGTAGTTTAGTCATCATGCCTCCAGCATAACAGCCGATTTCGCCAGCGTCCGCAACATCGTTTTGGGCTCACCGTACAATTCTTGCGGATGCCGAAGGCTCTCCATCTGGTCTTCATCGAGATAGTCCGGCGCATAAGCGCAAGCGCACAACTCGCCGAGATGGTTTTTCACAATCGCCGCCCTGACTTTCTTTCTAACCATGTGGCGCGCCCATGATGCCGCAATCCGCTCTGTCGTCCAATCCGTAAATCTTAGCCAGTTGTTTTCCATTCTGATGTTTTTCATTTGTTGCTCCTTTCGATTTTCAATCATTGTCAAAATCACCCGCCGCCCGGCTCTTGGGGTCGTCGTGCTTTCTGGCGCGGGCGTTCATAACGCGATGCTTTCTCTGTTCTTTCCGCAATTCAACAAGCCTCATGGCGCGTTCACGATCTTCAAAAAACATCTTGCCGATGTATTCCCGCTGGTCGCGGTCGGTCATTTCCAAAAATAATGCTTCTTCGCGTTCGTCGGCTGTCATGCTTGTTCATCACCGCCGTTGTCGGTTAGTTTCTGGGTTAGTTCCCGCAATCGGGCCATCTTCGCCGCCGCTACTTCGGGCGGCGCTGCCGCCTCGCGTTCGCGTTTGTCGCGTTCAAGTACGGCTTTATGGGCGCGGTTTGTGCTGGCGGCGTCGCGCTGGTGGATATGAGTTACGCTGTGGTAATTAGCGGATTCAAGAAAATCCATGAATCGAGCAGCTTTACCGAAAAAGTTGTTTGCCTGAATCCTGAATTGCGGATCGTCTTTGAATTCTTCGGAATAAATATAGTTTTTGATTGCCCTTTTGAGTTGCTTCGGGGTATAGGTTTCCTGCCCCTTGTGTTTCGACAAAAGTTTTTTAATGCTTTTAGCGGCGTCCATTTTGGCCCCGGCCCGAACGTGTTTGGCATATACGCCATAAACGTTGAAAGCATATCCCCATATCAAATCACACGCGCGCGCACGCGCGAGGGGGTATGTGGTTTTATTAACTTCTACTTGATCTTGATCTTGATCTTGATCTTCTACCGGACTTTTGCCGGATTCATTCCGGCCACTTTCCGGCGGCTCGCCGGATTTATTCCGGCCTGTAGTATTATCGGCTTTGTATTCGGGATATTCTGGATTCTCGCGGTCTTGTCTTAAATGCGGTTGGTTTTTTAGGAAGTTCGGAAAGTGCATGTATTCGCCCTTGCCGTCAGGGTCGGAATATTTTATAGCGTCGATGTGTTCCGGCAGCTTTCCGGCGAACTTCAGGCAATCGGCGGCAGATACCTTTTTATCATAAACAAAAAGGCGGCCCTTGAGCCACTCACCATTGATATTGACATTACCATTTTTGTCAATCCACGATAAAAGCCGGTGGTGAAAAACCAATCCCCACGGGCCTACATCTTCGCCATATTCAGATAGGTCTATATCTTCGCCCGTTGTTCTGTTAATCATCCGTCCTCGCGCCATAGAATCACCTCCATGAAAAAAGCCCCCGCTGGCGACGGAAGCATAAGGCTTTTCTTCCGAAACGAGGGCTTATAAACAAATTAACCTTACACAATTCCGTCGCTACCTTTAACCATATCAGAGTTTCTTTAATTTGTCAATAGCCTTTCAAAAAACCCTTTCATCCTATCTTCACCATCGTATTGCGTAGCACCAGCCGCTTATCTTCCGGGCATTCCCGATCCAGCTCACGCGGCGGCAACGGTGAGCAGAATCCTCGCGGGAACTTGCATAGCTGGCCCGCCGTGATTGCCGCCATTTCCTGCCGGTGAATTAAAGCCCACTGACAGCGGCCCGCGCCCGTCGCCGGGGCCGGTGACAGGAAGTTCCCGCAATCGACGTGGCAGATTGGGTTGGCGGGCTGTTCTGTCAATTCAGAATCACTTCCTTGCCCACCCACACCGCCCACGTTGCACGAATCGCTCGCGCCGTGGCTACCCGCACAACAACAGCCGTCAATGGCGGTACACGTTCATCGCGGGCGACGTATTGAGGCTCCAGCGGGAGTTCGCAGTAGCGCGGGAATGGGCGTGATGTGCGTTTCATAATGCGAGGGCTGGGATTCGAACCCAGCTCGCCCCGGAAGCGTCCCACCGGGGTTAGCCTATCCGGCTCGTCGTCGGGCCTCTCGCCCTCTAAGCCGCCTCGCGTATTCATCTTTATACTTCCGGCATCCCGTCCAGCTCGCCGAATTTCAGAATGACATGCTTTTCGTTATCATACATGCAAAGAACACAGGACGTAACGGACAATACGACTTGCGTTTTCTCCGTTGTTTCCGTTGTTTTTGTTCCGAATACGATTTCTTTTGTCTCACGCCCGGTGATTGTAAGAACATTGCCGCACTTACTGCATGTTGCTGTAATTGGTTGCATCAAGAGCCTCCTTTCGTTTGTTTTTTGCTGCAAGTTGCCTTGCATAAATGAGCTTCCCGATTTCATTGAATCTTTTCATCCCCTCGATAAATACTTTGTCGTATTCAGAAGGAATATATTCTCCGGGCGTTCTTGGAAGCATTGCCTCCAACTTTTTATATTTCGCAATGTCTTCTTTACTTCTGTTCTTTTGCATTTAATTCTATCCCCGCAATGGTAGATTCGAGTCCCGATACAAAAGCCCAGCAAATATAATCAGGGCAATCGGCGCAAGCTCGCTCCCGCTCGCTCATATTCAATCCACCGGGACATTTCCGTAAGGCAATTTTCAATGTGCCTTTTAATAGTTTTATGGCGTCGCGTTTATACATGATTTTTCTTTTATGTGTACCTTTTTCCAACTTCCCATTCGTTTATGACTTCCTCAAGTTCAGCAATGCGTTTCTTTGCCGCTCTTAATTTTTCCAACGCTTCATCCTTCCATGTTGCTTCCTGCGAGACTAACACATACGGAACCAAATAACAATCTTTTCTCTTCGCCGCTTTCAGTTGATGTTTCAGGTCGTCTATCGTGGTTTTTTGTTCTCCAATTACTATTAACGCATCAGCCAAATTTGCTATCATTGATTCCTCCTGCAATTCGCAACCGGGCATGACTTGCCGCAATCATTAAAACCCTTCGCGCAATATTCTCGCGCAAAAGAATCCCGCAGTTTCTTCGGCAACATTTTTAGCGTTTCTTTGTCAAGCATCTTTTCTACCCGCCAGTAATTTTCTATCTTTTGTTTTTCCGGCTCGAACAGAACGGGCGCCGCGTGTATCAATAGCCCTTCGGTTTCCGTTAGGGTGTCGTGGCGCGACAAGGAGGCGTCAGAGATAATGTCGCCGTCGAGGTTTTCGAGGGCGTGGGTTGCCTGATATTTTTTATGCCGTGACGGTAACATGCCCCAATTATAGCCACCGATGGCGTTTCGTGTCAAGGGTGCTGGAAAACAGTAGCTTTAATGCGAAATATATTTATTTTGAGAATTGTATTGACAAGCGGTGGCGGGGTGATTAGAATGATTACAGAATGAAAGATACGAGGAGGCAAACAAAATGAAGCTCACAAACTACAACACGGTAAATCGCGCATCAAAAACCGCAACGGATACTGCGGCGTGTCGGTCGCGGGCTATGCGGAGTAGGCTTGCGCGGGCGGCCCGGAAGGTGCGGCGAGCGCGGCAAAAAGAAAATCACCCGAAAGCATAGCCGAAACCCGCTAAGGCGGGTCTGTCGGGCGTCACCCGGCACTGAGGAGGCAGACGAAATGAAAAAGAAAATCAAGGCGGCAATAGAAAAGCTGCAATCTCGAAAAGATGAATTAGCCAATAGCGACAATCCACAAGTTAAAGAAATATGTGCATATCTGCGCGGCAAAATTGACGGATTAGAAGCTGTTCTGGATGCCCTGTACGGCAATAACGTGTTGCTAAATATCATGGCCGAAAAATAACAGGAGGCAGACATGGAAACAGAATACACATGGAAAATGAATACCTATGAAGAACATGATGAGGCTTACATCTTCAAGAGCAACGCCGTCGGCGTCCTTGAATATTCAACGACGGTTCCTTACGGCGACGAAATTTCCCGCAAGGCCGCTGCCGTGATGTTTGAGGCGCTGAAAGCGGCGGGAGTATAACATGAACCTTTTGAAAAAGATAGAACATCTATATAAAAATGGCACCGTTCAGCATGCCGGTTACGTCGGCGTAAATTCAGACATTATGCTGTTATCGGCAAAAGGCAAGGGCGGCGGTTTTCTGGTGATTTTCATTCACCCAAATGACGTTGTGGAAGTTCGGCGCTCGCGCTTTAATGGCAAGCTGATATTTCAAGGATAACGTCGCGGACGCGGCAAGGCGTCGGGCGAGGAGGCGGAAAATGGTAAAATTTTCAACCCGTGAAAACTGTAAAAATTCGGCCCATACAGAATTCAAAAGCACTCACGTTGGAAACGACGACAGAAATGGACGTCATGGGAAGTTAGTACGGTTTTGCCCCGAATGCGGCTCTATAGAAGTTCCGCAAAAGGACACGGTGCAAAAATGAATAAAAATAACAAAGAACTCATCGACGCTTTAGGAAAATACATCGCCGATTTCACTGGCTCATGCCCACTCGATATGCACGACTGGAAAAGCTGCCCGGCGGTAATCTACGACGAACCCGACGAATGCGAAAAGAAATACCCCATTTATAAATGCTGGATAGATTACATAAAAGAAGGAGAAACCGCCCAATGAAAACCCAGAACAACAACCTCAACATCCGCATGTCCGATGAGCTTATGAATCAGCTTTACGCCGCCGCCGAACACGCCGACATTCCGTATTCCCGTTTCGTGCGGGACGCCATCGAGGAAAAAATTCAACGCGAAGGTATTGACAAACCACGGTAATTGTAATTAAAATCATGTCTGAGGAGGCAAACATGACAGCAAGGATTTCACACCTACAGAATTTTGAACCGCTCGCGGTAGAACCGCCCCACAATATCGGCGGTTATGCCCGATGTCCGCGCTGCCGACACACCCTACACGCCGAGCCGGACGAGCCGAATGTCGCGGTTTGTATCTGCGGCTACCGATTTGCGCGGGATGCGGCTCCGCTGAACTGGCAGACCTTCCATCCCCGCTATAATATCGACTGGGCCGAGGTCAAGGGGGCGACAGGTATTTTTACACGCCGCCGCCCAGCGTGCACAAACCAACATCGAGGCGGCGATTGCGGAATTTGAAGCTATCGCCGGGAATAGGAAGGGGACAACGGAATGATGCGGCTATCGGGAATGCCATCGCCGTCAAACTATTTTAGCGGAAGTTGCGTTTGCGGCAATGAACCATGTTCGTGCAACGAAACAATCACTACGCCCGCGCCGAATCTGTCACTCGACGAAGATAATAGATTGGGCTCTGCCAGCGATGGCGCGTTCATAGCTTTCGGGCGGCAACTTCGCCGGGAAATTGAGGCGGACAGGCGGCGTGAACGAAAAGCCGCTGACGGCATCAAATTAAAACCGTGGTGTTTTAAATGCTGTTCGCGTGACTGCGGATGCAACGGAGGCTCGAAATGACAACGTGGAATCTGCTTTTGGTGTTGTTCGCCGCCGTCGGATTCTGGCGGTTGGGGATATATTTAGTGTTCGATGAATAAAAACGAAGGAGGTATCAACTGCTAACGAATCTCCGACAAAATCAGTTAAAAACGATTAAAAACAATGGATATTAAGGATGGATTTTGGCATGAAAAAACATATTGTTTATGCAAGAACCGTATTTAGGCACAAGTGGTTCGTAATGATAGAATGTTTCAAAGAGGGGTTATATTGGCAGGGTATAATTCACGATTGGAGTAAATTTATTCCTTGGGTTTGGGTTGCATACGCCAACGTGTTCGGGGTTAAGGGAAAGTCGCCCCGCGATAAAACAGGAGCATATAACCCCACAAAAGTATCAGATGAATTTGACAAAGCGTGGTGTGTCCACCAGAAGGAAAAACACCACTGGCAATCATGGATTTTGCTTGGAGACGTTGGCTCGGTAAAAGTTCTTCGTATGCCGCGCAAGTATGCGATTGAAATGATTTGCGATTGGCGTGGGGCAGGACGTGCATATTCTGGTGAATCTAATCCTCTTAAATGGTATCAGGCCAACAGAGACAAAATGAATTTGCATCCAGATACGGCTCGTTTCGTGGATGTCACTATATATGGAGAGAAATATTTTGAATTAGATTGTATTTGCGGGGCGGGCAATGATGCGTCTTTTCATCCAATGGAGTGCAGGAGTTACAAAGAATATAGATATTGATTTTGGTGGAATTTAATAAGGAGGCAAACAGAATGAAAATTACAGTCACAGCACGAGAGTTGCGGCCTACCGTTCAATACGGCAACCGCGAGGTGTTTATGGAAATGGAGCACGAATTTAACGGCGCTGACCCCAAGAGGCGCAAAGCCGTAGAGGATGTTATGCACCTGACATGCCGCGAGGCCGTTCAGAAATCGCTGGATGAATGGTTCGCAAAACACCCGCACGAAGACAAGCCGACGGCGGAACAGAAGTCAACACCACAATCCCGGCCTCCAGCACAAGCGCCACGCGCCGCCGCGCCCGCGCAGGAACGCGAACCGGGCGACGTGCTGATGTGTCCTGATTGCGGGATGGAAAAAGAAGATTGTCTGTGCGGTGAAGACCCGTTTGCTGGCGAAGGCGCGTCGGGTCAGGATGTCGAAGCCCCCGCCTTGCCGGAAGGCGTAGAGCGCGAGGTCGTAAAATGCGTCAATGCCAAGAGAAAAGATCGCACCCCGTACATGACAAACCCAAGGGATGATAGCGACCCGAAACCGTATCATTATTGTAAAACGGAAAGCGGTAAGGGGTTTTGTGATTTTACAACATACATCCAAGAGGGCGACACGGTGCTGTTGCAAAAGCGCGGGAAATTCTGGAACGTCTACGACCCCAACAAGGGGGCGTTGAAATGAAAAAACAATTCACAATCGACAACATCGCCGCGCTTGCACCATGCAGCAACTACACAGACAATGACAACGCACTGCTCAAGGAGCTATTTGCGGGGCGCGATGCGGTTACAGCTCTCGGCATAGCGGAAGCTCCGATCCCGCCAGAGGATATTATCTGGTTGTTATTGCGTCCTGACTTTATGGGGTTATGGCAATTTCGGTGCTGTGTCGCGGATATAGCCGCCAGCGTGGAACTCATCTATCGCGAATGCCACCCAAGGGATAATCGCGTTGCCGATAGTATTCAGGCAATATACGATTTTGCCGATGGAAAAATAACGATAGAAGCACTCGACGCCGCAGGGGACGCACGGGCAGCCGCA